CGACAACTCCACTGCTAACTTTAAGCAACGGCCCTTCGGGAACTGCCGTGGGGGCATTTATAGACTTGGTCACTGTAAACAACTCAACCAGCGCCCCGGTAAATGCAAACACGCTCTATTTTTACAATGGCATGGTTGAGGTGAAAGATTAACCATGAAACTCTTACTCTCCAACAACCAGCTAACCCGCTACGCAAAAAGCGGCGACTACGCCACCACCACCGCCATCCCCCTAGACGGCGACCTGGCCGCAACCGCGCAGACCCTTCTCGCATGGCTCCAGTCGCAACTAGTCGAAGGCGAAAGTGTCGGCCAAGTGTTCATCGAGCCAGACGGCTTTGCTGGCGACATGGATGAGGAAGGCAACGCCACCTTGACCCGCGCAAAGCTCTCCGCAGCCGTAACCGCGCACGCTGCCGCCGGATCGCGCAGCGTAGTGTTTAGCAGCGAAGCCCTGCCCACCGAACTGCGGGACGGTTTGCTCGCCGCCTGGTCGGCATTAGAAGCAATGCCGTGAGCGTCTTGGATCAACACTTGTCCACCGTTGAACGTGGCGCGCTCGGCACGTTGGCGACTACTGGATCAGTGGCCGTCAGCTTTATGGCCCAATTTGAACTATATCTGCGGATCGGCGGCTTGATCCTCGGTCTGGCCATCGGCGTGATAACTTTGCTGTCCGTCTGGCGCGACTACCAACGCAAGAAATAACATGGCCGCCACGACCTACGACATTCTCATTGAGCAGGGCGCGACCTTTAGCCAGGTCATCACCTACAAGGACAACGGCGTGGCCGTAAACCTCATTGGCTATACGGCGCGGATGCAAGTGCGCAGCACGCTTGAATCGGCCACCACGGTTGTCGAGTTGACCACGGCCAATGGCAGAATTGCCCTGGGCGGGGCCGCAGGCACGATCACCTTGACCATCTCGGCCACCGACACCGCCGGCCTGACCGCCGGGCGAGGGGTTTACGACCTTGAATTGGTAAGCGGCTCGGGCATCGTCACAAGGCTTTTGCAAGGCGTGGCCACCATTTCCCGCAACGTCACAAGGTAACGTCATGGCGGCTGAACTCGTCATCGAGGCAAGCACGGCCACCCTCATCTTGGAGGTTAGCCAGGCCAGCGTCCTTGAGATCGGCGCAACAGGACCGCAAGGGGCGTCGGCTGTCCTGGCTAATGGAGTGACCAGCGTCACGCTACGCACGGCCACCGGGGCCGAGTTTGCGCTATCTGTGGACGATGACGGGATGCTGACGACCACGCGTCTATGACGCCTTTGACACCTAGGCGTGAGTCTATGGAAAAAGTCATCGAGCAACTCGGGCAATCTTCAACTTGGCGCGGCCTCATTCTCCTGGCGGGTGCGCTTGGGTGGCAGCTTTCGGAAAGCCACAACGAGGCAATCATTGCCGCCGCGCTCGGCTTGGTCGGACTGATCAACGTATTCCGCAAGGGCTAATCGTGCGCCAACTTCTTTTGGCGCTGGTCGCGCTGGCCTTGGCCGGCTGCGCGGGCATGAAAGTGGGCATGGGCTACAACGTGCAAGCCAAGCAGTTTTTCCTTCAGATCGAAAAGCCGCTTGAAGCTGGCCTCAAGAAGTGAAACTGATCCAATGGTTAAGAGCTTTATCCGGGGCCTCGCAAAATGGCCCAGCACCGACCTCGCTGAAATCGTCATTGCCATCCAGCGCATCCTCCACGACAGGGCAAAGCATCAAGCCGAAGCCAAACGCCCCAAGGTTCAAAGAAAAGCTGCTTAACACGCCGAATGTCTCGGCTGGTCGCCGTATCAAGCCGCAGGCCGTAGTGCTGCACCATACGGCAGGAAGCTATGCCGGAAGCGTGGCGTGGTGCATGGACCCAGCAAGCAAGGTCAGCTACCACATCATCGTCGCCAAAGACGGGCGCAGGACGGTGCTGGCCGACCCTGACGAGCGCACCTGGCACGCTGGCGTTTCGTCCTGGCGTGGGAAGCGGGATCTAAATAGTTGGGCCATCGGTGCGGCGTTTGAGGGCGACACCAACACCCGCCAACTTGGCGAGGCCGAGATGGCCTCGATGGCTGAATACCTTCTTCCGCTAATGAAACGATACGGCCTTACGCTGGCCGACGTTACGGACCACCGCACCGTCAGCCCGGGGCGAAAGGACGATCTGGCTCCGAGTGAACTGGCGCGCTTCAAGGAATATTTGTCCAAGCGCATACAAAGTGCTGAGTAGTTCAAGCCACGCTTGAACTATTGCACAAAAAGCATCTGTCTAGATTTCTGTGATTTTTAGACACGTTGGCGGGATGTGTCTAAGGCGTCGACATTAGCGCCAGGTCAGCCAAAGAAAGCCTACATTAGCCAGGGCATAGCCGCCAAACGCCACCGCCATTGGCCCGTTGCCGTCGCGGGCAAAGCCGCAGGCCGTCAGCACATACAGCCCGGTGCAAGCAAGCAGGGGCCAGAAGGTCATTTGTCTGCCCGGTGCTGGCCAATGGTCACCTTGCCATCGTTCAGACTAGCCGCCCAGCGCACCACGACAGACACCAGACGTTCGTGATCACGCACGTTCTCCTCGGCCACGCACGGCATGGTGACGTGCGCGAGCTCGTGGGCGCAGATGCCGAGCAAGTTGCCCTTCAGAGCGGCAGGGTGAAGAAACACCGTGCGCTTTTTGTAGTGGGCCATGCCCTCGCAAAGTTCTTTGCTCGGCGGGCGCTGCACCTTGACCGTCCACCATTGACCGTCAAACTTGAACCGCATCGAGGGCGGCCCTTTCCTGCGCTTACGCGGGGTGCTGGCAGCCTTTGGCATCTTATTTGAGGCGGTAGTGCGGAACAGGCCGCGTGTTTTTAGCCAGGCGAATGCTGAATTTTTTGCGCTCGGCTTGGCCAGAGGCCACCAGACGATTGAGCTTTTGCTGAAGCGTTGGCGTGGGAACCTTGGTCTTGTCCGAAATTTGCTGAATGGTCTGCCAGCCGGGAGGCACGACATCGGTTGGCGTGGTGATCGCTGCCAGGGCCGCGCACCATTGGGCCAGGTCAGGGTCAGCCGTCACATTCCTTGCTGACTTTTTGTGACTCATAGCGGGAGCCGGTAGTGCGGCGACAAAGTCTCTAGGCGCACGATGGTCAGGTTGTCCGAATACTCAAACCAGCAGAGGCCGTGCGCCCAGCCAAGGGTCTGCCGGCGAGTCTGGGCATAACCGACATCCAGCTTGATGCCGCAGCCTACGTTGTAGCCGACCACCGGGCGCTGGGTGCGGCCCTGCTCTTGGGCGACTCGATGGGTGTGGCCAAAGACGCAAGACATCCCTAGTGCCTCGGCGTGGTCCCGAGCCGCGCTGACGTTATACATCACCCCATGCAGGAAAAGTGCGTTGCCAAGCTGGACGCAAGCGGAGGGGCGCAGGCCGTCGTAGGGGATGAGCTTGGCCTTCATCTCCTTGGCGGCATCGGAGATCCGCCCGAGCACGTTGCCGGCGGCGTAGCTGACCACGGCATTGCCGCTGTGAGCCAGGCCGACCAGCCGGTGCTCGTGGTTACCCATTAGGACGTGCGTTGGCTCAAGCTCCCGAAGAAAAGACAGGCCAGCCAACAAATCGTCTGCCATCGACTCTGCGCGGTCGGGATCGTCAGGCTTGGCCGAGGATCGCAATGCGGCCATGTCGGTAAAGTCGCCTAGGTGCAGCACCGTATCGGGCTTCCACAACTGCCGCATCTTGAGCATGGCGGCCAGCGCCTTGGGGTCGGCCTCATGGCCATGAGTGCATGAAATCGCCAGACCACGGCGAAATTTTCGGGTTACGCTCGCCACGAAGCGGCGCGCTATGTCAAAAAAGACTGACTATACAATTTCACAAACTGGCTTGCCTTATGGCGCAAACGCCCTATTGATTGCCCTATGCCGAATTGCCCCTGCTGCGGACAACAACTCCCGCCCGAGCAGCCCGAATGGCGCAAGAATGGCGAGGCTTTAGGGCGGGTGAGGGGGGCCATTGCCCGAATGCTGCGGGAGCCTGACCCGCTGGCCGGCCTGCCCGCCCAGGCCAAGAAAGCCCTGTCGGCGGCAGGGATGGCGGGTGCGCCCGAGGCCATCGCCAAGGCGCTTTACGAAAATCTGGTGACGGTCAAGACCAAGGGAATCGGCCCCTGCACAATGAATCGCATCGAGCGATGGCTGGAGGGCAAAGGAATTGTGCGCGTCAGTAGAGACGAAAAGTTTTTTTACAAAAAGACAAAAAAGTGGTTGACGTAATGCAAGTGTGCTTGTATCACGCTACATGAACAAACGCACCCCAATGCAAAATAACGAAACCAAAGCCAGTATTAACCTACGCAAAGAACGCAGCCCGGAGGCCACCGTCCTTTGCATTTCACTCCCACGCATTATGAAGAACGCAATCGTTCGCCGCGCCAGAAACCGCGATATGAGCGTGTCCACCATGCTCCGCGATTGGATCTTGCCGACCCTGCAAGACCGTGACGAGCAGTTTGCCGCCGAATGGCAGCGACGCATGAGCCGCATCGAATACTAACGGCGCGTCATAACCCACCTTATGTCCGTAATAACAAGCGAACAGTGTCCAGCCGCTGCAGTTCAGCGGGAACATCAACAAAATAATACAGCGTGGGAAAGCTCCAATATTCAATTAGTCATGACATATAAAGAGACTGCCACCTCCGTGGAAGTGTCTCCAGAACTAGCCGCTTGGCTCGACGAAAGATGCACAGAATTAGATGTTTGCGCCCTTTCCGTTCTTGTCGGTTGCGCTGAGTTCGTCATGCAATCTGAATAAGACTCCGTAATATGCCCAAGCACGCGCAAATACTCCTCCCTGTTTCGGTTCGGCTACCCGCTGACGTGGTGCAGGAAGCTCGGCAACAGGGGGAATTTGTGCGAGGTGGGGCCAGTCAGGTTCTAAGAGCCTGGCTGGTCTTGGGCAAGGCGAAAGCCACCCCTAAATTTTTGCGCGGTCAGTATGACGCGCCAATACACCAAAAGAAATAATAAAACATGGACCCTATTAACATCATCGCAGGAACGTCGGCACTGGCCGCTCTCATCGGGCTCGCATTTATGTCGGGCCACGAATATGGCCGGAAAGCCGGGATTACCACCGAGCGCCGGCTGGCAGACCATCGCGTCAACGCGCTCCTCGAGCGGGAAAACCGCCGCGCACCACGCAGGAGGAACCGCAAATGAGCATACGCCCGAGCGTGATTGACCGTCGCGGTGAGCGGCCCTGTCTGCCAACAGGCGCGCTTCTCGCCGTGTGCGAGCGGCTGGCTCAAGGCGAAACGCCTTCGCTCAAGGACCGCGTGGTCGCCGCCTTGACTCAACTCCGCGCACGCATTTGCCAGTGACCCCACACCCTCCAGATCAGTCACTGATGGCCATGCTCATCCTCTGCGCGCTGGCGCTGGGGTGCGCCTGGAGCGTCAACGCCTTGCTTCAACTGCTCAAATGATTTCCAACCTTGAAGGACTTACAGGGTCGGCCATTAACGGCAAGCCGATCATGGCGACCGGGCATAAGTCGCCCGAGCGCAGCGGCTGGGAATTGCTTGCCTGGGCAATTTTGGAGCAAGCCGTTGATGATCTGGCCACCTATTGCCGCTATGGCCTGATTGATCCCCAGGGGAACTGTGGGCCGTGGCCGTATGAAATGCGGCGGCGGTTCAAAATGCAGCGCGGGCGGCTGGAATGTTTTAACCACAAAGCGCGAGCCCAAATCACTTGCTGCACTGGCCCGCATGAACACCGGCAGTTGCGGGCGTGGTTCTTGAGCGGCGAAGCGCAAATATTTTGCGACCTTATTGGGTGCAATCTGCCCGCTGCGGAAATCTTTGAAAGCACGGTTAAGCATCAAGCAGGAGGCCGGCCATGAGTCACGAAATGGAGATGGAGGACTACCTCGCAGACATGAAGCGCAAGGTGGCCATTGTTGAAGAGCAGAACCAAGCCCTGCGCGAGCAGAACAGCCGTTTGACGTTGGCGCTCGACGAGGCGCTTGCCATCGCCCGCAAATATCGTGGCGGCAACCAGGAGGAAACACTTTGAGCACTCTCGTAGGGAGAATGCCAGCCGGGGCGGTGGACCTTGGGGGGTTCGCAAAAGCCGCCTCGGTTGGCTATTCCGTCGAAGACTCAATGGCCGCGAGCATTGTGCGCCTTGAGTGTGAGGCCGACGAACTACGGGCCACCGTAGCAATGCTTGAGGCCGAGCGCGAAATTCTGCGGGTCAAGCTCATGGCCGGCGCACGGGGCGCAACGCTGGAAGAAGTCAGGGATTCGGTGCGGGAGAAATACGACCCCGAGTATGAATTTGGAGGAGGCCAAGATGAGTAAGATGAGCCGAGACAAAGGCAAACGAGGCGAGCGTCTGTGGCGTGACGTGCTGCGCGCTTACGGCTTTGTGGCCGAGCGCGCCGGCTACAAGCAGGCAGCCTTTGGCGGTGGTGGCGCGGATGTCGAGGACAACAGCGGTCTTTGGTGGGAGGTCAAGTTCGTCGAAAAGCTCAACGTGCGCCAGGCCTACGAGCAGGCGGCTACGGCTGCCGCTTTCGATCAGCCGCCGGCCGTGGCGCACAAGACCTCAAGCAAGCCGTGGCTAGTGACGATGGCAGGGGAAGATTTTCTTTTGATTTTGCAGAAGCTCAAGGCCGCCGAAGTGCTGCCGGCTGACGCACAACAGCAATCCGCCGGGTGCGCCGGATAGCTGAAATAAACTAAGCACCAATAGAAAAGAGAACACACATGGCAAAGATACCAGAATCAAGCGGCGGCGGACTCGCAGACATGGGGCCACCACCACCGGCCGGAACCTACCTCGCAGTTTGCACCGACGTGATCGACCTCTACGGGGTGGATCGCAAGAAGTATGAATCCGAGGAAATGGAGAAGGTGGACGTGACGCGCTTTGTCTTCGGCGTGAAAACGAAAAGCGGCCAACTCCACAAAATCGCCACCCGCGAGATGAAGATCACCAGTGGGCCGAAGGCTAACCTGACCAAGTTCATCAAAGCATGGACGGGCGAGGTGCCAAAAGCTGGTTGGGACACCGAATCCCTCAAGGGCCAGGGCGCGCAGATCACCGTGTCGGCCGAGGAGGCCCGCAACGGAAAGACCTACAACAACATCACGGGCATTGCCCCGGTGTTGGAGGACTACGCGGACAAGGTGCCGGCGGTCAACGCCTTCGCCAAGGTCGGCGGGAATGTGTCAGATGACTCGGACCTCGAGGTGCTCGGGCCGGTCAAGGGCGCAGATCCGTTCTGAGGAATAGGGGCGGGGAGGCAACGCGGCCAACTTTCGACGGGAAGCCGCAGCCCCTCCGCCCCGCAACCCTTACGATTGCAATGGCTATCATAACGAAGCCGACCCTCGGGTCGAGTCACTGGTATTCCTTGGACGGCAAACCTTGTCACACGGTGCCGAACAAGGACGGAGACGGGACGCGCACGACCACGCTGCGGGATGCGCGCAAACTAAACCTTTTGCCCTCGGTCACGACGATCATTGGCATTCTGGACAAACCGCAACTGACCAAGTGGAAGATGCGCGAGGCGGCCAAGGCGGCCATTGCCATCCCGGGGCCGCAGGGCGAGGAGCCGCTCGAGAGGTTTGCTGATCGGGCCATCGCACACGCCATGAGCCAGGTGGGCGAGGCGGCAGACCTCGGGACTAAGATCCACAACGCTATCGAGAATCTGATGCGCGGATCTGCCGAGGAACCGAGCAAAGAGATGCAGCCTTACGTCAAGCCGGTGCTGGAATGGATGCGCTCAGTCGGCGTCAAGGTTACTCACTCGGAAATTGTCCTGGTCAATGCGGTGCATGGCTTCGCCGGCCGAGTGGATGCGTTGTTTACCTGGGGCGACGGCTTTGGGAAGATGGGCATTCTCGACTTCAAGACGAAGAAAACGAAGGAGGGCGAGAAGGTCGAAGCCTACGACGAACACCTTTTGCAGTTGGCGGCCTACGCGGCCACGCATTACGGCGCTGGCCAGTTGCAGCACGTTGTCGCGGCGAATCTGTTCATTAGCAGCACCGAGCCGGGCCGCCTCGAGGTGGTCAAGCACGACAAGGAAAAGATGGTCGCAGCCTATGAGGCGTTTTGCCAGATGTGTGCGATCTGGCGCTTTCGCAAGGGGTATGACCCGAGGCCCCAGACTGAGATGAAGGAGGCGGCATGAGCTTTACTGCATGGGAGTCGGTCATTTGGCCGCCCCTGATGAACACAATGAACGGAGGACGCTTTCGCGTTCGTGAGTTTAAAACACTTCTCGAATGGACATTCACTCCTCAATGGCGAAGCGCGGACGCTGGAAGCTGCTGGCAGGATTTTAGCTTACTTACTCCTGCGCGTGGTCGAGGCATTCAAGTTATTCGGTTTAAAAGCAAACAAGAAGCCGAAGAGTTTATTGACGGCGCAGCTTTTAATCAGCCGGTGCTGGAAATTCACGACTATCAGCCGGAGCAAGAATCCGATTGGAGGCCGGTGAAATGACCGCCTCCCAACCCACCCTCGACAGCGCCATCCTGCGCCTAGCTAAAGAACGCAACGAGGCGCGCAACTTGGCCAAGCAGTTGTTCTGGGCCTTGCCGGCCGGCGGCGGACACATGGACGAGCAGACGGTCAATGCGGCCTACTATCAGTTCATTCGGGCCTCCAGGGAATGGAAGGAGGGTGGCGAGTAATGGGCGCGACTAAAACAATGCTGCTTGAGGAGTTGGAGCGCGAACAGATTGAGCGCCAGCGCGACGAAGACGACGCTGCCGACGCTAAGATCATCGCGGCAACTGTGTCTTTAATTAGTGAGTGGATACCCGCCGACAAGGAACTGCCGGGCAACCCGCGCTGCGTGCTGGCGACCGATGGCGAGGCGCATTTCATCGCGTGCTACGAGGCGCTGTGCGCCGATCCGGCTGGGTGGAGCAACGCACACACGTCCGACGAGATCGACAGCCATATCACGCATTGGATGGAACTGCCGGAGGTGCCGAGTGAATAAGGAGCACAACCCGAACCAGTTCATCTGGAACAACAATGGAACCTATTGGCTGCATTGGACGCCTTACGATCGGGTCATCAAGCATCCGCGCATTCGGCAGACGTTAGGAACGAGGAATATTGAGGAAGCGCGGGCGCGTCGGGATTTGTTCATTCGCTCTTGGAATCAGAAGGATGCGGCATGAGCAAATTCCTCGCTTGGTGCCGCAACCCGAACCGCCGCAAGCGCGACTGGAACAGCATCCACGGTCAAATCTATTTTTGGGCGTGTCTGCTGCGGGACGATGGGGTCGGCCACGCACGGGCATATTACATTATCCGCCGTATGCTGGACGCAGAGCGGGAGGCCGGTGCGCGTTTTGTGCCGGATCGGGAAGTCCTTTCGGCCATTCAGTATTCCTACGAGGTAACGCCCTCCACCGGCACGCCACGCACAAGGCCGTGGCCGGTGCCGAACCGCACACTGCAAGGCGAGTGTCGCCGGCTGTCGAAGGCGAGAGGCTGGACGTTGGAGAAGTTGCGGGAGGCTTCGTCCTTGACCGAGGCCGACGCGGCACAGGCCGAGCCGTGGTTTTATTTAGCCGCAATGATCGGCCAGGGCGCATTGGTTTGCATTGGCCAGGGCGTGGCCAAGTTTCAGACGTTGCCGCTCGAGGAGGTGCGCGGACAGCTTCACTTGTGGGAGTTTGTCGTGCCGAACGCCATGTCGGCCCTCCAGGGCAAGCGCAAGTCGGACGGCGAACTTTCCGCGCATACCTTGGACAACACGGGGCCACGCCAGAACATAGTCGTGGAGTTCGATGACGGGGCCACGCCGGATGAACAGGCAGCCAGGCATATTTGGCTGTCCGAATACCGCAAGCTGCGGATGGTGGTCTTTAGCGGCAGCAAGTCATTGCACGGCTGGTATCAGGCCAAGGACGAGGCCGATGACCGCAAATTCATGGAGGAGGCCGTGCGCCTGGGCGGCGACCCCAAGACTTGGCTGAAGTCACAATTTGTCCGGCTGCCCAACGGGCAGCGGGAGGATGGAACAATTCAACGAGTGGAGTTTTTCGATGCCGCATAAATCAAAAAATGCACAAGCTATTGGGGCGGATGCCCTCAAAGAAACCGAGCACATGGACGAGGGCCAAGCGGCGAAAATTCATACGCTGAAGGTAGCCGATGATCCCGAGGACTTGGTAGACGGACTGCCCGAGTGGGTGGACGGCAACACCCTGATCGGCTACGAAGACGAGGCACCAGAGGTATTGATTTGCGGCCCTGACGGCGAGGAGGAGGGCGGCGTCCTGCGCCGTGGCTCCAAGCTAGTGGTCGGCGGCGGCTCGAAGATGGGCAAGACATGGTGCCTGGTTGATTTGGCCTTGGCCGTGGCGTCGGGCGGCAAGTGGCTCGGACACTTTCAATGCCGCCAAGGCAACGTCCTTTACGTCAACCTCGAGCTAAGGCGACACACCGCCGGCCGCCGGGTGCGGTGGATTGCGGAGAAGCGCGGCCTAATGCAAGGGCTGGCCATCCGGCCCGAGGTGGCCTCGGCCATCCAGACATGGAATCTGCGCGGGCAGTGCTACGACCTAGTGATGATGCTTTCGACGGCGCGGCAGCGACTCAGGGACAAGGACGCCCCCAAGTTCTCCCTAATCATCTTGGACCCGATCTACAAAACCTACGGGGACAAGGACGAGAACTCGGCCGGCGACATGGCGGCCCTGATGCTGGAGATCGAGCGGTTTGCCGACGAGTGCAATGCGGCCATTGCCTTTGCGGCTCACTTCAGCAAGGGCAACCAGTCGGGCAAGGAGGCGATGGACCGCATTTCGGGCAGCGGGGTCATGGCGCGTGATCCTGACGCCATAATGACCTTCACCAGCCACGAACAGGAGGATTGCTACACGATGGACGCCATTCTGCGGGAGTTCCCGCCTATGGCCCCTGTGGTGCTGCAATGGGAGGCACCGCTGATGAATCCCCGCGTGGACCTTGATCCGGCCAAACTTAGGCAGCCAGGGAAGATTGTGGACACGTTTGGCCCTCGAGGTGAGGCCATGCGGCAGGCGCTGCAAGAGGCGGGGAGGGCTTTGCCGGCCTCAGAATTGATCGTCAGGGCCAAAGCTATCACCAAAGACAACCACGGTTTGGCCGCTTGGAAGCAGGCCATCAATCGCCACATTAACCGTTTGGCCGAGTACGGAATTGAGAGAGTCAAGGACAGCACAAAAGAAGCCGTCTTTAGGCTCAATAATGATCCATTTTAGGCCTACTAAATGTCGTGAACAAACAAACTGATAAAGCAGTTCAGCTACATTCATCATCACTAAGTAAAAAAGTGATGAATGAAGCTACAAACGGTCTTAAGGACAGACAGAAAAGTCCTGTCCGTCTTAAGACTGTTGTCGGCCGTCAATTTGGGCAAAAAAACCAATGAAAAAGACACGCAAAGCAAAGCTGGCCGAACTACGAGAGGGCAGGCCAACCCTCAACAATGGCCAACCGGCAGAATGGCTGGTTGCCGCAGTGGGCCAAGATGTGGCCGAGGCGGCTGTATTGTTTGCCGCTGGCTGCATTGAGGCAGATGGCGTGACGCTGCGGCTGGCTGAGACAGGGAGGGCGGCTTGATTTTAGGCAGACGATGAAAAAACGCCCGCAAATTGACAAATGTTGGTGGGGGATGGAACCGTCTGCGGCTTGCCCGCCGCAATTAAGCGCCGAGAGGCGGCAGGATCAACTGGTGGCCGACTGGGCCAAGACATTGCCCGAAAAGGAACGCAAGCTCGTCGAGGGGCTGCCAAGGCTTACCAATGACCATAAGCCAACGGGGCAAGACAGGGACGTGGCCGAAATCGAGGGCATCCGCGAGTTTGTCGATCCACTGGCTAATTTACGCCGGCAAAGCGAGACGCCTGACATGGCTGCGGCCATTGACTCCGAGCATGAAATTCTGATGGAACAGTTCGGCCTGCACGACGCACAGGCCAAAGCCGTGGCAAAGTGGGCCAACCGGCGGGAGCACACGGCAGCAAGGTCAATGCAGGCCAAGGTGCTTGGGGCCATCTTGGGGCAATTCTTGGGGGAGAAGACGGCTGACGCCAACACGATGTTCTGGGCGCTGGCCTTCCAAAGCGGCGTGGCACGGCACCTGACCAGTCATAACCCAAACAGCAAAGCCAAGGAATTGGGCGTGACCCGGGCGCTGATGAGCTACTGGCAGAAGGTCTGGGAGAAGGAGCTTGAGCTTCACGATCTGACCTACGCCAAGACCGACCAGGCGAGGGTTAAGTATTCAGCGGCACGCAAGGCGTTTGTCCGCAAAACAAGAGCGGCATGATTTTACCATGAAAAACACACAACTGATGGAATACACGGTCCCGCAAGGGATGAAGGCAACCAAAACGGCGCTGGTTCTACCCTCGGGCATGAAGCCCGAAGAGTGGGCAGCCTGTGGCGAATACCTACAAGCGGCACAGAAGTCTTTGGGCGTCTGGAAGGCCGACTGGTTGAGCTATGGCAGGGCCAACTTTGAGACTGAGTTTGTTGAAAAAACGCTGGTGCAGATGACCTTTGACCTGAAGGAGCGCGAAAGACTTAACCTGTTGGGTGAGGTGCAGCCGGCGCACAGGCATGAGGCGCTTACCTCCGAGCATTACCTGATCGCAGCCAAAAGGCTCGACAACGACAAGGAGAGGGAGACGTGGCTATTCACGGCACAAAGCGAGGGACTTAGCCCAAGGGAATTGCAGGCCAGCATCCGAGCGCATGAGGTGATCCGCATTGAGATGGAGAAGCGCCAGGTATCTTTACCCTCACCATATGCTGCTCGCGCTGAGTATCGCGCATGGAGAAAAGAGTTGGGCGAGGCATGGCAAGAATGGACGCGGCAAGACTTCCTCGATGTGGCCGAGACGATGAAGGAGATGGCCGAATGCTATTCGTGGCTCTTAAACATGGCCGAGAAGGCACCCCCCCGGTAAGGAGTCTCCTTAACTCGCTGAACCAATGGGGTTTAGGCGTCATTTGGTGCTAATTTATGAGTTTTCCTAAAACAAATCGGACTAAGCGGGGCGAAAAAGCCGAAGTTGCCTCTGCCATCCGCAAGAGCACTGGCGTAGGCCGCAGCCAATCTTTCAAGCTAGCCGGCGAGGTGGGCGACATCTCCAAGGTAAAGGACTTGGCCGAAGCGAAGCTGCTGAAGGTCAAACTGGAATGCCAGCGGATCGCTCGCCAACTTGAAGTTGATGGCGGCAAATACATAGCCCGCGACGAAGTCCGAGAGCAGGGGATAAAACTTGGTGCAGTTGTGGCCGCTTGCCTCGATGCCCTAGTGTCAGTTCTCCCCGGGCAGTTGGAGGGACTGGTGGCCGCGCAGATGGCTCCCGTGATCGAGAAGGAGGTCCACAAAGCAAGGAGTGCAATGGCCGATGCTTGCGCCGGGCTTTAGTGATAGCGTCAAGACGGGCGACCGCCTTGGCATTGTAGAGTGGATCGAGCGCAACGTAGAGTTGCCGCACTCGGCCCGCAACCCGCGCTTCCGCCGAGAAACCGCGCCGTGGCTAAACCGTCCGCTTGAAGAAATCGCAAAGGACACCAACGACGAGGTCGTGGTTTGCGCGCCGGTGGGGTCGGGCAAGACTACCTTGTTTGAATGTCTTTTGGCGTGGGTGGTGGCGCAGGCTCCAGGGCCGTCACTGTTTGCGGGCCAGACTGACGAACTCTCAAAGGAATGGGCAGAGACAAGGCTTGGCCCCGTCTTTGAGGCGTCGGCACCTGTGGCTCGGCTCTTTCCCCGCGACCGCCACGCCAAGCGCAAAACCGAAATCCTTTTTCCCCATATGCCGCTTTTCATTGGCGGGGCCAACATTAGCAACCTTCAAGAAAAGTCGATTCGCTGGTGCATTGGTGACGAGGTGTGGCGATGGAAGCACGGCATGGTCGAAGAATTCCGCCGCCGCACGCACGACCGCTGGAACTCGCGGGTGGTGCTGGTCAGCCAGGGCGGGGAGGAGGGAGACGATTTTCATGCGGCCCAAGACCTTTGCGAGCAGTGGCAGTGGCAATGGCAGTGTCCGCATTGCCAGCGCCGGCAACCGTGGCGATTTGAGTTGGTGCGCTTTGAGCGCGAGCGGAAGGCTGCCGGCGGAATCGACTGGGAGCGATTGGCCGCCTCCACCCATATGCTGTGCGCCGGATGCGATGCGCGCTTTCAGGATACCGCTGAGACACGTCGCCAGTTGTCGGCTTCAAGCGATTACATCAAAGTGGCTGATGGCGTGGCCGGGCGGTTGGCTTTTAACTGGAACGCGCTGGCCGTCTGGTGGATTGGCTGGGGCAAACTTGCCGCCGAGTGGGTGCGGGCCGAGGAAGCGTGGCAGCGCGGCGACCGCGAGCCGCGCAAGCAGTTTCTGCAAAAGCGCATGGCGCAGCGGTGGGAGGACCGCACGGCGCACGTTTCAGACGATTCGGTGGTGGCGATGCGCGACCCGAGTTACAAGCGCGGCCAAATGCCCGTTAACCCGGCACTCGTCACGTTTTGCGCCGATCCTGGGCAAATGCAAACGCATTGGTCAGTCATGGCGTGGACAGATCAAGGCGAGGGCTATGTTGTCGATTACGGCACAACCTTCGCCATTGAAGACTTGATTGCGCTGGCCTCGCGCATGGAGTGGAAGATTGAAGGCCGCGACGAGCCGGTGCGCGTGACGTGCGGGTTAATCGACTCGGGCGACTTCACCGAGCGGGTCTATGCAACGTGCGCCCGAGCGGGCGGCGTGTTCTTTCCGTCCAAAGGATCGGCAGCGCAGGCAGGAACTTGGGACGCCTCGCACTTGAAGGACTACCCAACGCTGGTGCTTTACCGCTATGTGGACTTTTCGGCCAAGGTGGCGCTCTACATCGAGCGCATCTCCAAAAAGTCACCACCACAAATGCATTTCCCCAGCGATGCCTCCGAAGACTTTTTGCTTGGCCATATGGGCCAGAAGATCATTGAGAGCGAAAAAACCAAGGGGCGCGTTTGGAAAAAGGTGGCCGGTGACCACTATGGCGATTGCACCAAACTGCATTTAGTGACGTGGTGGGTGATGCGAGCGCACTTTGAGCAAGACTCGCCCGAACCTTTGACAGAGCCAGCAAAAGCATGACCTCTGAGTTGGCTGGCATTCGCAAATATCTCAAGCGCACAAAAACGCTGTCTCAGCTTGAAGTGCTCTCCAATGACTTATACGCCATTGCCGACTCGGAGGTCGTTATTACCAACGCCGGCTTTGAGGGCGGCACCACGTCAGGCCAAGCCCGCAAGTATTCCAAAGGCGACATTCTCAACATTGTCGAAGACCTCATTGCCGAACTTGATCCGCCTACTGATCCCGTCAAAACCAGTGGGGCGGGGATGATCTATGCCGACTATTCCGAGGCGCTGATTCACCTCTGAGCCTTTGACACTCCCGCTTGAGCGTGGCGGAAATCAAGGGCAAATCAAAACGCGGCGGGTATCGCCCGGGAGCGGGGCGTCCCAAGAAAGCGGACGCCAAAAATGCAGCCTTTGAAGCTGCCGAACTTTATCAGCCAGGGCGCACGCTCATCTATATGCCCACGGTTCAGGCGAGGCAGGAGTTTCAGAGCGGGACGCGCACCAACATCATGCGAAAGGCGCGCTGGCTTTACAACAATGTGGGCCTTGCCGCCCGAGCCGTGGACGGTGTGGCGCGCTATACCTGTGGCACTGGCATCATTCCGGCAGCCCGATCCTCTGACGCCGCGTGGAACCGTCAAGCAGAGGAGATGTTTGAGGACACCTGTGGCCGCGAAGCCTTTGGATTCGACGCGGCGGGCCAGGTCAATTTTTACGAGGCGCAGCATTTTATCTGCAAGCACGTTGCCATTGACGGCGACTTCTTTGGCCAGTTCGTAAAGAGCAACGATGGTCGCGCCCTAATGCGCTTCATTGGTGGTGAGTCAGTCGGCAATGCCACCACCGGCCTCGCTCAAGACGAATGGCAGGATGGCGTGCGCGTCGATTCGATGGGCAAGCCGACCCAGTATCGCCTGCTGGCCGACGAGACGAGCCGCACCTTCACCGATGTGGCCGCCGATGACATCCTGCATTTCCACCGCCCAGCGCGCATCGGCTACACCCGCAGCCCATCCTGGCTCTCCCGCGCTGCCCTGCATTTGCACGACATGGCCGACATCGTGGCGTTTACAAAGCAGACCTTTAAGTTGGCCTCGCAACCTGCTTTTATCATCAAGAGCCCTGACGCCATGCAAGTTGGCATGGGGGCCGCGCTTAAAAAGCAGGACGCCTCTACCGGCAGCGTGACCCTCGACAAGCTCTACGGCGGCAGCGGCGTGGTTCAGCTTCCGCCTGGCACCGAGCTTCAACAGTTTAAGAACGAGCACCCGGGCAACAACTTCCAAGCCTTCCTAGACTTTCTTGCCCGCGACATTTCGTGGGGCATCGGCCTTTCCCCCGAGATGCTGTGGAGTGTGGCCGGCATTGGCGGGGCCAATACCCGATATGTGCTGGCCGACGCCCAGGTCTTTTTCTCCGAGTTGCAAGAATGGTTGATCAACCAATTCTGCCGCCGCTTTTGGAAGTATTGGGTCTGGTCGGAGATCCAAGCGGGACGCCTGCCGCTGCGCGAGGATTGGTGGAGAGTGGACTTCATCCCGCCTGCCAGGGCCACGGTAGACTTTGGCCGCGACACCAAGGCACTGCTTGAGATCGTCCGCACGGGCGCAATGTCCACCCGCCGCTTTGCCGAGATGCACGGGCTGGACGAAGAGGCCGAGGAAGATGCGGCGATTGCTGCCGCTGTTCGCCGCAAAAACAAATGCGAGGCCGCAGGGTTGGCTGTCACTGATGTCTTTCCTCCCGCGCCAGGATCACCGGCTCCTATGCAGCCAGCGCCCAAGCCCGAAGAGCACGACGAGGAATACGAAGAAACGGAAGCCGAGCCGCCGGCTGACTCTAGCGCGCTTTGACACTCGGGGCCAGGCATGGCCCAAAACTGGTATGCTTTTAAGAACGCTCCCGACAAAAGCGGCGAGGTTGAACTTTCTCTCTACGACGAAATCGGTTCGTTCGGCATCGGCGCAAAAGAGTTCATTGCCGAACTCAAAGAGCACAAAGACGAGCACATCCACCTCCGCATCAATTCTCCCGGTGGAGAAATTGTCGAAGGCAGCGCGATTTATAACGCGCTGACGCGCCACAAAGGCGGGCTGACTGTTCACATCGATGCCCTGGCCGCGAGCATGGCCAGCGTCATCGCCATGTCAGGTGACCCTGTCTACATGGCGGACAACGCGCTTTTGATGATCCACAACCCGTGGACCCTTGCAGCCGGTGAGGCCAAAGACCTCCGCAAGCAGGCCGACCTGTTGGACACCATGAAGTCCAACCTCATCCGCGCTTACCAGAAGAAAAGCGGCATGGAGGAGAAAGCCATCGCCAAGCTGATGGACGAGGAAACTTGGCTCGATGCGGTTGAAGCCGTGGCCCTCGGCTTTGTCGATGCGATTGAAGACGGCATTCCTGCCGCCGCCAGCGCCAAAGAAATGCGGGCGCGATTTGACAATTTCGCCAAGGCCAAGATGGAAAATACCGTTATCTCCGAAGCCGCCGAGGTTTCCGCGCCTGTCGCAGATCCCGTGGTCGAGGAAACCCCTGTGGCCGTTGAGGCCGTCGATTCTGTCACCGACGCGCCAGTGGCCGAAGAAGCTGAAGCCGTTGTCGAGGAATCGCCTGTTGCCGAAGAGCCGCAGGCCGCCGTCACCGCCGACTCGCTCGTCGCCAAAATTTCCGACATGGCCAGCAAGTTGGCCGAAGTTGAAGCCCGCGCCACTGCCGCCGAGACCGAACTTTCCAAAGTCAAAGAAGCCTTTGCAGCCCTTGAAAAAGGGGCAGGCGTGGCCGCCGCCACCGTGGTGCCGACTGTCGCCAGCGAAGACAGGTCCGACCCCGTGGCCCAGTGGATGGACGCCATCGAGCGCAAGGACTACGCCGCCGCCGGCGACCTCTACGCCAAGCACAAGCGCGCCATCTGGGCCGCCCGCGAAAAACTTTCCAAAGCCACCAGCTAAGGAATCCCAACCCAAAACAACCCAACTAACCAACCAAAAATATGGCTAACGTATTCGACAGCGGACTGGTGGTATCCACCATTTCTCAGCAAATCCAGACGGTCTTGTCTAACCGACTCGCGCCCCTGCGTTTGTTCACCACAGACTTCAGCAACGAAGTCAAGAAACCCAAAGACACCATCCAAGTTCCGATTGTGTCCGCGACCAACGCGACTTCCGTCAACCCCACCAACTTTGAACCCGGCTCGGACGTGACCGTTGGCAAAGCCACCGTCACTCTCGATCACGTTGTTCAGTTCTTCGGCATCAGCCAAAGCGACCTCGCCCTGGGTCATCGCCTTGAAACCTTAGTTGCCATCAACGTGGCCGCGCTGGCCGACAAGCTCTGGAGCTTGGCGATCACGCCCATCACCACGACGAACTTCGGCGCGGCGGTTGTCACCACGACCACCATCACCCCTGGCAGCGGCCATCTGGCCACTCTCTGGAGCACGATCAGCAAGTCGCAGAACAAGGGCTTGGTTGTCACGCCTGAGATCTATTCACGTCTCATCCCGACCAACGCCGACTTCCTCCCGCTCAACAACGGAGCCTACGGCTTCGACCAGGGCGTCTACTACGCAAACACCTTCAGTGGTGCGGTCACCGGCCTCGATGGCTTTGCCTGCTCACGCGAAGCGATTTGCGTGGCCTCGGCCAAGCCCGCCATTGATCCCGGCGTCTCCTCGCAGTTCGCCATCAGCGACCAAGTGGTCACGCTGGAGCAACTCGGAATGTCGGTTTACTGGAACGTCTGGGGCAGCACTGGCAACCGCCAGGTCAATGCCAGCATCGAGGTCATGTTCGGTGCCAACGCCGGTCTGACCAGCAGCACGATGGCTCTCATCATCTAGGTTCGTGTGTTCACCTCCCGGCGGTTGAGTGGCCCGCCGGGAGTTTCACTTAGGGTTTCGACCCAAGGGGTCACGGTTCCACTCACCGTGGCCCTTCCTTTTTGTAGCAAGTGCCGAAAATTCACCTCGGGATAATTTGTGGAAACGAAGCGGACTACATCACCCGCTTTCTTGATTCGTTCCAACCGCACGTTGACTCAATCAGCGTGGTCCGCGCCATCGGCAACCAGCCGCCCGACGGCACCTTAGACATTGCCAAGGGGCGGGGATGCACCGTTGGTGAGTATTTTAACGACCCGGGCAACGACTGGCCGCACGTCGATTCTTTCTGTGCCGCCCGCAACGCGGCCTTTGCCCTGGCACCCGCCGATGCCGACTGGCTTATGTGGGCCGATTGCGACGATTTGCTGGCCCCTACAGGCGAGAAGGTGCTGGCCGAGATACGAGCAGGCAAGCTGGACGCAAAAGAGGCCGTATACGCGCCCTACGTCACGTCCATGCAGGGCAGCTATGCCAGGCGAATCCGCCTCGTCCACCGCGAGGTTTTCGACAAATGGATCAACTGCATCCATGAAGACATCGAGGTCAAGCCAGACACCCACGCCGCGTGGTGCCAAGAGCTTCAAGTGGTGCATATGCCGGCGGTCAACAAGCGTGGCAGCGTGGAGCGCAACAAACGCATCCTGACCGCAATCCCCGAGGCCGAGCGCACGGGCCGAGAGTGGTGGTTCCTTTTCCGCGAGTGCGAAATGCAGGGCGACATCACTGGAGCTTTGACCGCCGCCGTGGTGGCTACCGGGCGGGACGATTTGGCCAAGGAGGAAAAGTATTTGGCCTATCTGTCCATTGGCCGCTGGCTCAAGGACATTGAGGAGGCCGAGCGCCCACTGCTTGAGGCCATTCGCCTCATGCCGCACCGCAGGGAAGGCTATGCTGAACTGGCCAAGGTGCATCTGGCCCGAGGGGATGCCGCCAAGGCCGTGGCGTGGTGTGCCAACATGGAAGCGCACGAAGATCCCGACGATGCCTCATGGATTCACGATGCCAGCCTTTACGGATGGCGGGCGCACGATTTGAAGTGTGCGGCACTGGCCAAGGCGGGGCGAACTGAGCAGGCCAACAAGATCCGCCGCGAATACCACCGCCGGCACCGGCCACGCATTGCCGTGGGACACCCGACGTGCCGACCCGAGCAGGCCATTAAAATGCGGGAGCTTTATTTGGAGCGGGCCGCACGCCCCGAGCTTGTCTCGTATTGGTTTGGAGTCAACGAGGCCGACCAAGCCGTGGTCGAGGGCATTAAGCATTTTCCCCACGCTGTCAGTGCCGCCGTGCCGGAAGGTCACTCATCTGCCGTGGCCAACTACAACGCCGCCGCCAAGGCCGCAGCCGAGTCGGCCAAGATTATCCTCATCGCCCAGGACGATTGCTACCCGCCGCACGGGTGGGACGAGCAGATTGTTCAGGCAATGGAACCAAACAAGGGCAAGCCCACTGTCCTGCACGTTTTTGATGGATTCCGCAAAGATCAGATCATGGTCATGCCCTGCTTTAACTGGTCCTACTGGGCGGGCCGCAAATGGCTCTTTAACCCTGAGTTCGACGGCTACTGGTCGGACACTGAATGGAGTTGGCGGGCTTACAAGGAAGGCGTGGTTAAGGACGGCAGGCACATCAATTTCTACCACGACCACCCGCTTTTTACGGGGGCCAAGTCGGACGCCGAGTATATGCGGCAACAAAATCCCGAAGCCGAGCGCCGTGGCCGCGCAGTCTTTGAGCGGGTGGCTCCCGATGCCGTCGCCGCCGGATGGTGAAATTCCAGATCCTTATTCCGACCATGCCTGGCCGCGAGGCCATGCTGTTGCGCCTGATCAAATTGCTTGAGCCGCAAATCGCAAGGCACCGAGCCGCCAGCTACTTTATCGACCCGGGCGAGGGAAGTATCGGGGTCAAGCGCCAGCGCATGATCGAAAAGGCCACCGCTGACTACATTGCTTTTGTCGATGACGATGATGTGGTCAGCGCGGACTACCTTGACCGAATCATGCCGTGCTTGGCAGCCAAGCCAGATTGCGTAGGCATCACCATGCACGTCACAATGGACGGACGGGATTACCATCCTTCGCCCATCTTTCGCCACAGTCTGCGCTATAAGGAAAACTTCCAGTGGTATGGGCATGATCGCACTCCGCACCACCTTTGCCCGCTGCGCCGAAGCCTAGCCACCCGCAGCCGCTTCCCCGACCTTATGTGGGGCGAGGACTACAACTACGCGCTGGGCCTTTTGCCGCATCTGAAAACCGAGCAGTGGGCGGGAGACGAGCCCCTTTATTTTTACAACTACGTCAGCAAAAAGGGCGACCCCATCTTTGACAGTGGCCAAAAGGCATGACTCGCGCCGGCATCACCGCTTTCGCCACAGCTATGGCCGACACGCTCAACGCCCTCTACGGCAGCACCGTGACCTATGGCGACGTGGATTATCAGGCCGTGGTATCTACAGGGGAACCCGAATTGAACCTTGAGTCCGGCGGGTTCCAGAAGCCGGTGGAGTTTGTCGTTCGCCTCCGCAAAAGCGATTTGCCCGAGAGCAACCCGTTTGCCGTCTGGAGCCAGGGGCCGCCCTCGGCCAAGTCGGCCATCACGATCAACAGCAAAACCTATTACATCTTCGCCGTGCGGGAGCATTTTAGCCCGCTTGCCCAGGAATGGATTTTGGAGGTCGGCACACCATGAACCCGCTGAACGTCGAGAAGTGCATGGCCACCTATCTTGAGGGGGTCACCGGCATTGCCAACGTTATTCCGGTGCATGAGTCAATCAGCGCGGAAGACGTGGATCTAAACAAGTCAGCCATCGTGGTGGAGGCCGAAAGCACCGAGCACACCAGCGGCAGCCTTTATTTGGCCACGGTCAACGTCAGTCTCCGCAGCCCGGCTCTTTCCGTCAGCCAGTCCGACCACCTAGCCCGCTGGACGCTAGTGGCCAACGCCCTGGAGAACCAGACCAACATGGCGACCTCCTTTGCTTCAACCATCAGCACCGGGAACCTAGGCATCGTCTTCAACGGGCGATACGTCCGATCCTTAAGCACCTCAACCAGTGACCGCGCATGGGTCAACGCCGCCGACTTGGCAGTGGGTATCGGCACGGTTTGACACTTGTTCCAAGCATATGCCTTCCATCGGTATCACTCTATCCGACATTGCCGAGCCCTCCAACTCCACCACTGAGGAGTTTACGAAGGATCAAAGCGTCGAGATCGTCACCATCCGCGACAAGACGGGCGTCACCAAACACGCCACCAAACTGGGATACGGCACCACCACCCTGACCCGCCGGGGGCGCGGAGCGGGCAGCCTGGCTGATGTTGCCGTAGGCGCGATCAGCGAAGGCACGGCCAAGATCACTTCCGTTCGCAACACGCAGACCGCCGACGATTTTCCAAGCTACGAAATCACCGCAATTCTCAAAGACGACCTCTAAGCCATGCCCTCCACCGTTACAGACATTGGCGTCACCGCCTATTCGGACACCCTCACGCAGAGCGTTGAGATCACAAAGACCGTTGAAGAGCTTCACATTGCCGAGAAAGACGGCACCTACGGGCAGGGGAAAGCCTTCGACCCGACCTTTGAAGTTTCAGTCTCTGGGCGCGGCGACCTTCCCGCCCTTACCCTTGGCGGCACGGCGAGCATCACCGGCGTCTCGGGTGGCGTCTCGATCATCACGAACATTTCCCAGACTGAGCGCAACGAGGACTACGCAGATTGGTCGTTCACGATGCGGAACTTCCCAGGCGCTTCGTAAGCATTCATGCAAATAAGAGTGGTTAAATCGCGGGCCGACAACCCGCTCACAAGCCTTGAGACTGCGTCTGCCGTGGCCGCGCTCACCTTCGGCTATCAGCTAATCGACAAGAACGAGGCCAAAAATTTTGAGGACTACGTTGAGGAAACCAAAGAAAGCGCCCAGCGCGAAACCCTTTGGGTCTTCAATGATTTGAGCACGGCCAACATTGCCGGCGAGAACGTGGCCCTCAAAGACTTCATCACCCGCTTCATGGACTTGAAGTGGTGCGAAGCGCACGCCGATTCACCCATCGCCAACCTTCGCCACTACCACGAAAACGCGAGCCTGTGGCGGGAGCACTTCCGCGCCAACAAGCCAATGATCCTAATGCGTAAGGGCCAGCGAGTCTTGAAGATCCGCCCCGACGCCACCGAGACGGAGAAAGCAAAATGGCTAAAACTGCTCTGACCGAGGAGGCTTTTCTTGAGCCGCGCCTGCGGGAGATCGGCGACTTTAAGCTGCGGCCATTCACCGTGGGCAGCCTGCCGCTTTGCAAGAAGCTCGGCCTGACCCAATTCACCGGCGAGGCACCCGACCAGCCGCTCGACCAGATTGAGCAAATGCGCCAGGTATCGGGTTTCCTCTGGGCGCATTGCGAACCCATTGACCGCATCCTGCAAGTCATCCGCGACCCTCAGAAGATCGAGGACGAGCTTCTCCGCTACCAGCTATCTATCCCGCTGAACATTTTGCCCGAGGTCATGGTTGAGATCCAGCGCGTCAGTGACATGGCCGCAGCGGCCCAAGTAGAGATTGTCGAAAAGCCCAGCAGTGGGCAGCGGCAGGAATCGCCGCCGGGAAACTAATTGAGCCAGCGTGGATTGCGACTTTCGCTTTCACGCTGGCGCGGGAGACGGGATGGAGCGAGGACTATATCCTTTGGCAGCTTCCGCTTTCCCGCCTTTTGCAATACCAGCACTGCGCCCTGCGGGCCAATGACGTTTGGACCGTGCCGCCCGGGCCACCGGCCAAGGAAACCAACGATGCCTTTGAGCGCATGGCGGCTTTGACAGAGCGGTTTCAGACAGAATGAAGCCCCGTTTTGAAGTAGACGATAAAGCCTTCCAGGGCGCGCTTCGCAAGTTTCAAGCCAACAGCAAGCGCAGCGTCACGGCCAATTTGAAGCAGCAGGCCAAGCTGCTCGTTGTCGAATTGGTCGGGGTCACGCCACCGAACAAGAAGTTTGAGATGAACAAGAAAGGCGGCGAGACAACGGTCAAAAATGACTTGGCCAAACTCTTTAAGTCATCCAAGGCCGCCAAGGCCGAGCGCAACCTTTCCCGCGTTCACACCTCGGCGCGCAACCGTAGGGGCCGCGTGCCAAAAGGCATCGCCAAGGTCAAAGCCGCTGGCCTGCCGGCTTATCGCAAGCTGATGCTGGGCCGCGTTGGCAAGATGGCCGCCGGCTGGAAAAACGCCGCGTCAACCCTCGGGGCCAAGCTGCCTACTTGGATTACCCGCCACAGCAGTCCCGGCTTTGGCAAAATCAAGACCACAGGGCGCGCCATCGAGGTCGAGCTTTCCAACAAGTCGGTTTACTCAGGGCAAAAGAATTGGGTAGAGCGCGGGGTCAAAGCCGCAATGCGGAAACGCTATTGGGCCATGATCAAGCGAGTGGACTTCGTGCAAAAGCAAGCCGCGCAACAGGCGGGTCTGGAGGCGAAATAACATGGCCACGGTATCAACCAAGCTGACTCTCGACACCTCGGGATTTAACCGAGGGATCAAATCCGCAGAAAACGGCATGGCCAAATTCAAGGCCGCTGCCGGGCCTGCCGTATTAGGCGGGGTGGCCGCTGGCTTTGCCGCTGCCGCAGCCGCAGCCGCTGGCCTTGCCGTTGGCATCAAGGGCGCGCTCGACCTCGCTGGGGCTCTCTCAGACCTTTCTAGCCGCACAGGCGTGGCCGCAGGCGAGCTTCGCATCCTGCAAGAAGCCTTTGCCCGCAACGGGCTATCCGCCGAGAAGGTGGGACCATCAATCAACAAAATGCAGCGCGCCCTGGTTGAAGCGGGCGACGGCACGGGGCCGGCGGCTGAAGCATTTAAGATGCTTGGCATCTCGGTGGATGGGCTGCGCGGCATGGACGCCTCATCGCAATTTGCGGCAATCGGGCAAGCCATCAATTCCATTTCCGATCCAGCAGGCCGGGCTGCCGCTGCCATGCAGATCTTTGGCAAGTCTGGCGGCGAGATGCTCACCCTTTTTGCCAACTCGGGGGCAATGGCCGAGGCTGCCCGCAGCGTGGGCGATCAGGCCGACATCCTGACCCGCAACGCCAATCTGTTTGACCAGGCATCCGACATCCTCGGCAGCGTGGCCACCAAGATGCAGGGATTCTTTGTCGGGGTGGCCGACACTTTGGTCCCTGCGCTTATGCCCCTTCTTGAGGCCGCAGACGGCATCGACCTGTCTGGCCTTGGGCAAGACCTGGGCAATGCGATTGCCTTTGGCCTGACGGTGATTACCTCGGGGAATTTGGGGAATTTGTTAAGCGCCCAATTCAAGCTGTCGGCAGGAGAGTTGCTCAACGCAATTTACAAGGGGTTTATTGGCATCACCGCATTTCTTGTCCAAAGATTTATCGACATACCAGCAGACTTTCTAAAAGTCATGCAGGTAGTTACGCAGCCGGCATTTTGGGCCGGGCTTGGACAAGCCCTTCTTGCTGCGGCATTGAGCTTTGGCCGAGCCATTGCAATGTCTGTTGCTGACTTGTTGGGCGCTTTGCGAGAAATACCAGCACTTGCTGGAGTCCTTGATTCGCCACTAAATAGCATCATCGGGGCAGCAGACGCAGCCGGTGAAGCACAGTTAGGTCTACAAAACGCCGCCGCAGCCAACCTAAAAGGACCAATTGATCAGTTGCGCGAACAGGCTTTGCAAAGTTTTACCAGTGCTATTGCTGCCGCTGATGAGGCAATGCAAGGGGCAAGCCAGATTGACACAGGTAAATTTCAAGCTGCCAGAGACGCCTTAGTAAACGACATCACCGCGCAAATGGAGGCCAACCGCCAAACCGTCCGCGCAAAGTTTGGGACCACCAAAACCCAGACTCCGCTAATGGAAGACATGGAAAGCGCAGCAGGGGGCAAAAGCAGTGCCGGCGTTATCGCCCAAAGCCTGCAAAGCGTAGGTGGGGGCGCGGCTTTTGCTCGGTTCTCCGACGCGGCCAACCCGGCGGCTGAAGCTGTCCGCGAGCAAAAGAAATCGAACAACTACCTTGCCGCCATTGCCGAGGGAATCAACTACATCCGCAACGGCAACGGTTCGCTGATGCCCGCTTAATCTTATGCCTTCATTCCAAACAGCCGGTTCTCGCACCACCATTACGCCCGAGGGGCGCAAGATTGTTTCAATTCCTGTCAGTGTCACAGACGACACGGTGGCAACCAAGCCAACCACGCCAGTCGGGATGCGTTTGGTTTCCTCCGAATTTACCAACCGTCCTGACGGGGGCCGCGATTACGTCTTCACCTACGAGTCGAGCGGCAGTGCGCCAGGTGACGCGCAAATCCAGATCAACGGGCAGGCCGCGCAAGAGCCCATCGAGACGCATCCCAAGTTTAACGGAGAGCAGGGCTTTGGCACGGTGACCGATTCCGATCTTGCCGCAATTAAGGCATCATTGGGCAGCGGCAGCGCGCCATCTTTTAGCGGCACCGGGCTCAATTTGACCGCAGCGCAAAATCTTTATGCTCTCATGCTAAAAGGCGTGACGCATTACTACACACCGAGCGGCGTCACTTATTCCGAGACTTTTGACGAAACTGTAAAACCCAACCTTAACGAGCTTTGCTCGGTTGATCGCCCGCCCACCGATGCGCCGTCTTTGCGCGAAGGCAGCAACTGGCTGCAAATCAGTTTGCGCGCCAACAAGATTTACGAACCGGACACCGATACAAGTTTTTGGCGCGTCACCCGCGAATGGTTGGCCAGCGGCCCGCGTGGTTGGAATGCCGACTTTGCCATCTACGAATAACCATGCAACACGGCATCCGCGAGTTTCGCCCACGGCAACCGCTGGATCGCCAGCTTAGTTCCGACACGCTCAACCGTATCCTGCGGGAGTTGGAAAGCCTACGCATCACCCGGGTGGTCAACGGCACTTTTAAGAAGTTGCCTGGCGGGACAGAGATCGTGGTTGCACCGCAAAGCGGAGGAGGCACGCCCGCTACCATCCAACCTTGGGACTTGCAGGCCCGCGTCGACCCCGACGCCGACCCCGAGAACCCGAACCCGCCCTACCTAGTGCGCGTTCGCCCCGGCACGCTCAATGGCATCCTGCCAACCAACTGGGACATCGAGGAGGAGTGCGCAGCCACAGGCTTGTTTTACGCCAAGGCCGTGATTGCCACGGACGGCGAGGCCATTACTGGCGTGACTATTGAGATCGATCAGACACCGCCCACATTGCAGGAGCCGGTGGAGTTTGGCATTGCCGCATCGGTGGAATATCTGTTTGGCCTGTTCTCCGAGGGCCAAGTTTATCGGGTGATTGGGGCGGGGCAAATTGTCCTGCCGACCCGCACCTGGCTAGTGACCAGCGCCGACCCCGTGGCGGCCCCGGGCGAGTCGCCCTACGACATCTATTATCTGCTCGGGCCATGATCGCCTGGACAATCCCACGGGCAAAAGTGCTGACCGGCTACACCGAGGAGACGGCTGGCGACTCAGCCAGCAGCACTGCGGGCGAGGGGCGAACCATAACGGCAAATGGATTTACTGCTAGTTTTCGTGCGTCTGGAACCACGACAACAAGCGGAATTTCTTACACAAGCCACGGCGCAACTGGGTCCACGACTTACTTTAGCTTTTTCTCTAGCTACTCAACAGCTGGAACAAGCGACTCGCCATTCTACGACCCGACATCTTCTTCAGAATCCTTCGCCACCTCCTCAAGCGGAATAAGCACATCCTCTTTGTTTTCTTACGTTGCACAAACCAGCACTACCGAAACCTACGAATACACATTTGCGGTTAGTCTTACCACGGCCACCACTGGCTCGGGATGGTCTTATAGCGGCAGCAGTTTTTTTACAGTTTCAACAGGGACAACCGAAAACACGACAAGCGCGCAAACAGGGACTGTCACAGTTGATGCCACAACCGAAAGCGGAACAGTTCTTTACGGAGGGCTGGCCGACACAATTCTGCAAGCGGCCGCTTCCGAGGTCATTTGGTATTACAGTTCAATCACCGAGTGGAGCGGAATAACTGCCGCCACCAGCCGCGCCACATCAACTACCCGGCTAACCATCTCGCCACTGGTGGTCTTAACGGCATTGCCAAAGGTCACTGCCAGCACTAGCCAAAGCTCAACCGGGGTGGCGGGCAATTCATCGCACAGCTACAGTTACGCAGACAGCACATACCAGAGCCAATACACAACAACTGCGGCCACTAGCACCATTAGCACCTCTGTGCTTCTTGGAGATTTGCCTAACGAAACGCTGACTTTTACGCCAACCATCGCAATATCAAGCACGGCATCGTTTGGCGTGACCCTCTTTTACAGCGATGCAAGCAACGTGGAGGCCACGGATGCGACCACCCGCGTCTTGAGTTTGGCCACCGTGTCGGATAATGCAACTCCTGGCACATTTTACAGTGGCTCCCTGCTAACTTGGGACGCGCCACGCCCAACGACAACGGCCTACTCGCTGACGACCACCGCGCCGATTGCTTTGTGTGAGGCATCTCAAAGCTCAAGTTCCTATACAGTTTCCGGCCAAACTACTTATTCAGACGTTCCCGGTGACACCGCCGAAAGTTTTTTTGAATCAAAGGGCGGATACACCAGCGGCAAAACCATAGATCAAAACACATATCTGCCGCAGCCGCCCATTTGTGGGCTAACCATCGGTGGCCCCCTGTCGCAATCCAAGTTTGTCCCAAAGGCAGCCAAGATCGGAACGGCCAGCGGCTATTGGTTTGAGCTAAATGCATCGGACACGATCACTGATGTGACCTACGCGCAACAGGCCCGCTCGCCTTTGACCACGGTCATGCCGACCACTGCAACGGTTGCAACCTACAACAGCGACAGCGTGACCTTTACCAAGTCCACCCTAATTTCTGGGCAGCCGGCCACGATCACGTCCAGCGCCATTCTTCAAGTGGCTGGAGCATCAACCACGACCACAATGTCCAGCGGCCCTATCGGTGTGTGGGGCGGATCACCGGCATCGGGCGAAACCTTTGCCAACGTGGCTGGCATAGATGGCGCTTACCGCAACCGCATCGGCGGCGAAACATCATCCTTTCGGCGTGGGGCCACGACATTTTCCAGCAGTTTGCCGCTTTCTTCGTTTTTTCCCATCCAAGGCTTTGGGCCGCCGTTGGGCCAAGATGTTGAAACTCGTCCCTCATTTGGCTACTGGACCGAGGCGCGAAACAGCACGGCGCTGCCGCCGACCATGCCGCCCAACGCTTGACACGCCGCCCGCCCGCGAGTGTTAGCCATCGCAACCTACGCAACCCGTTCGTATTTCCACTGTTGGCCCCAGTTCTTGAGGCGCATCGCCGCCGCCGCTGGCCACCACGCCGAGGCTCACTTTATCCTGGCTACTGACCAGAGCGACGAGGCCAAGGCTGCGGTAGAAGCGGCCAAGGTCGAATTGCCCGAGGGCTGGCGCATACAGGCCGTGCAGTTGCCAATGGAGGACGGCGGGGTGGAGGGCAAGGACTACAAGGAGCCAGCGCAAATGCGGATTGCCGCCTTGCAGGGCGCTGCCTTTGCCGCTGCCAGAAAGATCCGCGCCACGGCCTTGTGGAGCGTGGAGGCCGATAACCTTGTCCCGCCGGATGCCCTGCGCGTGGCCGAGTGGGCTTTGCAGATGCCGACTGAAGACGGGTCGCCCTACTATCATGTGGCAGCGGTCACTTACCCCAACGGCCTGTTCTTGGGAGGCAACGGCACGCCGCAGAATCCCATTGCTGAAGACTTTACCGAAAAAGAGCGCAAGCTCCCGCCGCGCCTAGTCCGCGCCTTGGAAGCCTGCCGCGCCCGGCTGAAGGACTGCCAAGACAAAGTTATCGGAGAAAAAGAGAGCAAGCGGCTAGGGCGGCTGGCCGAGCGGGTGAAGAAATGCCCGCCAGACGGCAACGTGTTTGAGGTGAGCGGCAAGCACGGCTGGAGGCGCAGGGGATGGATGGACTTCGCTTATCCTGGAATTGGCAGGGGGGCCATCGTCCCGAGCGATTGGTGCGGCCTCGGTTGCACGCTTATGTCGGCGCGAGCCTTGGCCTTGGCGACCTTTGAAGGCTATGCGGGGCAGGGGACTCAGGATCTTTTCCTTTGCTGGCACAGGTGGAACCCCAACGGGCTCCGCATTGCGGCCATCCCGCACACGGCGGCGGACCATGTAAAAAGGGACGCCAAGGGGGAGGTAGTCCACCATCGGGCCTACCATGAAACCGAAGAGGAATATCGGGGCCACCTTCGGCAGCGGCAGCAGACTTGGATGCCCTGCTAATATGCAAAAAGAAATCGTTATCGCAGCCCACCGCGAGCGCATTGATTGGCTGCCCGACCACTGGCGGCCTATGGTCACCATTTACCGCTGCGGCGAGCCTACGCAAGCCAGCGCACACAAAGCTAATCGCGGTCAGCATCACCACGGGGAAGACCTCTATGCCCAGCTTGACCGAATGCGCGCCGTCATGGCGTTTGTGCGAGAGATGGCAGAAATTTCGCGGCAGCCAGATCCGACCAAGGAAATTAGCGCACACGCCGAAAAGGACGCGGCAAACTGTCCAAAAGGGAGAGAGGCCGAGCAGTGGCTAAATCACATTATCTGGCGATACGACACGCTGGCCGAGGTCACCGTCTTTCTACAGGGCCACCCGCACGACCATTGCCACGACTTCAAAGAGGTGGTCGAAAGCCTCGGCGCTGTAACCTTTTGCACCCTTCCAAGAACAGACGCGCCATCACTCATTGCCGGGGAGGCCGAGTTTTGTGGCAAATTCTGGAAGCAACTGGGCCAAGTGGAGATGCAAAAGGTTTGGTGGAAGCCGGGCGCGCAGTTTGCCGCCAGCCGAGAGACAATCCGTGGCAGGCCGCTTCAGTGGTATAAGGACGTTCAAGCCCTATCCCGCAAAACGGATCGGAGCGGCGAAATCCTTGAGCGGACATGGTGGAACATTTTGGGATGCCCATGTTAGCCCAGATCCGCCCACTCACCGCCCACCTCGATGAGAGAGGCCGCCTGACCGAGATCCACCGGGCATCGGATGACGCGCACGGGTTCGGCCAAGCATACATCACCACGGCCTCGGCGGGCGTGGTCAAAGCCTGGCATCGCCACCGGCTGCAAGTAGACCGCTGGTATTGCGTGGCCGGCGCGGCCAAGGTCGGCATCTGGGACGCGCAAGCCATGCGCGGCGAGACGATCATCCTTGCCGCCGACCACCCGCAGCTTTTGGTCATCCCGGCTGGCTTGTTCCACGGGTTCACGCCCTGCCACGGCCACCGCGAGGCATCCATTCTTAACTTGCCGAGTCACGAATACGACCCTGCCGATCCAGATGAGGACCGCCGCAGGCCAGATGCGTTTCCGTTCTCTTGGGAAATAGCCAGCCGCTAACCCTTTGACACAGGCGCGAGGTCAAGGATGAAGGTCTACGTCAACTTGGATTCCCGCGAATTTGTGGTCAGCCCGGTTCTTCTTCAGCGGGTCAGCACGCTCTTTTTTACCCGCCGCGACATTGTGCCGGTGCAAGTCCAGTTCGTTCGCGGCGGCACGGTGGTCGAATTGGCAGCCGGGGCGACGGGCCAGATGGGGCTTAAAAAGACCTTTGCTGGCTCATTTCTTGCCAATGACGCCGCGTTTACCAAGACAGGAACGGGGACAACCACCGTTTATCAGTTCGACCTCAACCTAAATACCACCAACCTCAACGCCGAATTCCCGCATGACACCGAGGACAGCATATCGGCCAAGGTCGAAATTGAGTGGACCGAATCCGGCACGACCTCCTCCACGCTGCCGACCTCCGCGACCATTTACAATGACGTAATCCGTGGCGGCGAAGGTGTGCCGACTGTTACGGCAGCGGCCTCCTTCAAGCTGCTGTCGGCAGACTCAAGCCTTTGGACGATCACAGTGGACAACGATGGAATTTTGACAGCGACCAAATAACGAAAGCCCAATGAAACTTCGCCTCCTCATCCTCCTCGCCGCCGCCGCCCTGGCTGCTTCTCCCGCCGCAGGGCAGACGATCAAGTCGCTGGGCTATAACACAACGAATGGGCAAATAGTTTACAGCGGCAGCAATTCTCTGACCTTCACAAATGCGCTGCAATTTTCGACCAACGCCCGAGCAACCACCCGCACCAACCTCGGCGGGACTACGCTAGGAAATGCGGTCTTTACGGCGACTAACACTGCGGCGGCTCAAGTTGCCATCCTTGGCACGAACGCGGAGATCAACACCTCTGGTGGGCTTGTGGGGCTTACCCTTTCGACCAATGAGACAAAACTGCTTAACCCTATTTCTTTTCCCTTTTTAGGTGGGGCAACGGCAGCGGCGACCACCCTGACAAACCTCGGCCTCGGCGCGACAAACACCGTGACCTTTAGCAACATTCAACTAGGCATTTTTGGAGCTGGCGGCGACACAGGCTTTGTCGGTCGCAACTCAGGCGGACTGTTTGCACTCTACGGCACGAACGTCTCATCTTCAGTGCCAGCTTTTTATGGCTGGTCTGGCTCTGACAACACCGCCTTCTCCGCAGCGACGGCGCGCACCAACCTAGCCTTGGGCGCAACCAACGACGTCACGTTCTCCAACGTAACAGCAAGCGGAACCCTAACCGCCACCGGCAACGCGACCCTAAACGGCTCGGGCAACCTTGCGCCTTCCCAGACGGCGAGCAGTGGGTCGAGCTTGATGACGCGGGATTTGGTAGACAACAACCCACTGCTGTCGCTCGGAAGCGTGCGAACACTCGGCCCTTACGCGACAAATAATTCTGGGACGGCGTCATCAACCTCGGTCATAGGTTTTAACAGCAGCCAGCTAGTTTCTGGCACGGCCACCAACGGATATGCAAGGGCCAGCCTAATGAGCGCGCTTAACCTAAACCCCGCGACTGGAAACGGTATAAATTTGAGTCAGAGCATTGCTGTCGGCATGACTTTTGCAACAATCAACACCAGCGCGGAAAACGCCATCCGACTAGTCGTGGGAGGAAACGGTGCAGTGCCCACACCAGCAAACAGTAACGCTTTAACAGGACGAGGATTCGGCGTCGAAATTACCAGAGATGGCGTGACAGCTGGCGAGGCAAACTTGCGTTTATTTAGTCACGACGGAACCAACTACACAACGTCCTCGTTTAGCACTAACTTTACGATGACATCGGCGCGGCAGATGCAGCTTCTGCTTTCAAAAGGAACCAATGGTGTCATTCAGTTATTTTTTAGTCATGCAGCAGCGAGCAAGGCTCCATCGCGCCCATCGACAACTCCACTGCTAACTTTAAGCAACGGCCCTTCGGGAACTGCCGTGGGGGCATTTATAGACTTGGTCACTGTAAACAACTCAACCAGCGCCCCGGTAAATGCAAACACGCTCTATTTTTACAACGGCATGGTTGAGGTGAAAGACTAACCATGAAACTCCTCCTCTCAAACAACCAGCTAACCCGCTACAGCCGCAGCGGAGCCTACGCCACGACCACAAGCATCCCCTTAGACGGCGATCTGGCAACAACAGCGCAAACCCTTCTTGCATGGTTGCAAGCCCAACTCGTCGAAGGCGAGTCCGTGGGCCAAGTCTTCATCGAGCCGGACGGCTTTGCTGGCGACATGGATGAGGAAGGCAATGCCACCAGCACCCGCTCCAAACTATCCGCAGCCGTCACCGCCCACGCAGCCGCCGGATCACGCTCCGTAGTCTTCAGCAGCGAAGCCCTGCCCACCGAGTTGCGCGACGGCCTGCTCGCAGCCTGGGCGGCAATAGACGCAATGCCGTGAGCTTCCTGCACGAACACCTTTCGACAGTCGAACGCGGCGCGCTCGGAACCGTTGCGTCCCTCGGCAGCGCGGCGGTCAGCATGGTCAGCCACCTTGAGCTTTACCTGCGGGTAGCCGGCCTTTGCGTCGGGCTCGCGGTAGGTCTGATCACTTTAATTTCGGTCTACCACGACCTTCGGAAGAAACAAAGGGAGAACAAATAAGATGAACAACTGGAAAACAACCACCCTCGGCGTCTTGACGGCGCTGATCGCAATCGCCACCGGCGCCAAAGAATTTCTCTCCACCGGCAGCCTGCCCGACATCGGCCTCATCGCCGCTTCGCTGGCCGCCGCTTGGGGACTTGTGATGGCCAAAGATAACAATGCTCGCGGCTAAGTTTATCGCCGCCGCCTTGGTCTTCGCTGGCTACCTGCTACTCCCCGGCTGCGTGACGCTGGGTTATGACTTTGTGAAGCAGCAGGCAACCGTGACCGTGACCCCAAGCACCAAGGGACTCGCTAAGTAAGCAATGTGGAACTGGCTACTGAATCTATTTGGCAAAAAGTCCGACGCTTCCCTAGCGCCGGCCTCGCCGAACTCTGTCTCCGTATCCAGTCCGAGCTTCACCGTCGAGCCGCCCAAGACCACCTACGACGAGCGAAAGGTCCACACGCCGAACAAGGGCAGCAACGCGATCCGGCCGGAGGCGGTAGTCCTGCACCACAGCGACGGCAGCTACCGGGGAGGCTGCGAGTGGATCGCCAACCCGGCATCTAAAGTGTCCTACCACGTTCTCATCGCCCGCGATGGCCGCCGCACCGTGTTCTGCAACGACAGCGAGCGCGCCTGGCACGCCGGCCGTAGCAACTGGATGGGACGCCCGGACCTTAACTCTTGGAGCCTTGGGCTCGCCTGGGAGGGCAACACCTACGACTACCCCTTGGGCGACGATGCCATGGCCAGCGCCATCGAATATCTGGCCCCGCGACTGCGCAAGTGGGGCATCCCGATGAGCATGGTTGTTACGCACCAGCAGGTCAGCCCGAGCCGAAAGACGGACATATCTCCCGCTGACGCAATACGTTTTCGCAGCAAACTGGAAGAAGCACTGAACTAATTATATGGCAAAAACAATTTCACAGATCACCGACGAACTTGCCGCAACACCGGAAGCCGCCGACCTCCTTGTCATTTCCGATGGCGGCGTGACCAAGAAGATTTCGGTCAGCAACTTGGTATCGGCTGCCCTCAACCTGTCAGGCAACAAGACCGTGTTTGACGGCGTGAACCTTGTGCTCGGCACCACGACCGGCACAAAGGTCGGCACGGCTACCGCGCAAAAGCTCGGATTTTACAACGCCACGCCGGTCATTCAGCCCACCGCAGTGGCCGACGCCACGGACGCCGCCAGCGTCATCACCCAACTCAACGCCCTACTCGGCAAGCTGCGCACCCTCGGCCTCATCGCCACTTAATGTCCCTAGAAAGTCCAGTCCAGCGCGACGGCGACATGGGATTCATCGGCTACTCCAGCCGGATGAACCCTGTGACCCTGCCCGCCGGCATGCTCCAGCTAAGCGAGAATATGCGTCTGGACCGCGGCGTTGCCGTGACGCGGCGCGGTCTCAAGCGGCTGGCCGACGATATCTCCCCGGGCGAGGTGCCGCTGACTGTGCCCTTCGTCTTGACCGATCCCGGCCCCATCGTTCGCAACAGCTACGATGGCGGTATCTTCGCAGCGTCCGTCATGCGCTCGCCCGACGAGGCCAACAGCATGGAGGTCACCCTGCTGGCCGCCGCTGACCGCGCCTACGTCTACCTAACGGACGGCAGCCTGCAGTTTTCAGCCGCCTGGGCCAGCGGAGTCTTGGCCGTTGACGGCACAGACAGCCTTGACCTCGGCGGCGGCGAAGAGCTGGTCATCGCTCGCCTCCCCTCCTCAATCATCTACCCCTCCGGCGAAAGCGTGCAGCCGTCAGACACCGTGTCGATGGTGCAGGCGTTCGACCGCATGTACCTCTTCCGGGAGGCCGACACCTCGCGGGCCGGCTACGAGCAAAAGTACACCACAGCGAGCGGCATCTCAGTCGCCGGAACGGTCGCCACAGTCTATGTGACCGACCACGGCTACCCCGCCGGCGCCCGCGTGCGCATTGAGGGCAGCAGCAGCGCGGCCTTTGATGGGCATGAGTTCCAAGTCGAGGCCGCCAGCCTCAACACCAACGATTTCACCATCGCCGTCCCGACCGGCACTGCCTCAGACGCCTCGGCCAACCTCAAAGTCCGCCGGGTGAAGGCGCCGCTTTACTGGACCGGCGACCCTGCCACTGGCTTTGTCCGTTCCACGGCTGGCGTTCCAGACGTTGGCGTGACCTTCCGGCGCCTCCGCTCGGCGCCTTGGGGCAGTTACATCGGCAACCGCCTGGTCATCCCGGACGGCAAGCAGAACGTCATGCTCAGCGATGTGCTTGACCCAGATGTTTTTGATTTATTCTGGCAGTCCTTCCGGGTTGGCGTGGGCGGCAACGACAAGATCGTGGCCGTGCATCCCTGGGTGGACAACGCGGTCTTGGTCTTCTGCCGCAAAAGCATCTGGATTGCTACCATCTCGCAAACCTCAGCGGTGGACGGCAGCGATGTGGCGATCAACACCGCAGTCACCCGCCTTGACCTACTGACCGACGAGATCGGCTGCGCGGCCCGCCGGACGATCTGCACGGCCGGCCAGTTCATCTATTTCCTCAGCGACTCCGGTGTCTACCGCCTCGACACCAAGCTGGACCTCAAGCTGCGCGGTGAGACCAGACCATTGTCTGACCCCATCGCCGACCAGCTGCAGGGACTGCGGGCTGACCTCGTTGAGTACGCCACGGCACTCTATTTCGACAACCGTTATTTCCTCGCCGTTCCCCTCGCCACGGCGGTTGACAGCAACAACGGAGTCTTTATTTACAACCAGCTCAACGAGGCTTGGGAGACCCGCGACATCTACGGCGTGGGCGTCAACGACTTCTTGGTCGCTGACATCGACGACCGCCGCCGCGTGATGATCAGCAGCCAGGCCGGCAAGCTGATGCTCATGGACGAGGTTGAGGCGGGCGACGAGTCCGCGGACGCCGAGGTCAACCTCACCATCGCGGTGCCCGGCAAGATCCGCACGCGCCGCTACGGCATGGGGACGATGAGCAGCAAGCGCTTCACCCGCGCTCTGGCTGACGCCGTGCTGCCCAATACCGGATCGATCACCGTGACCGCCAACCTGCGCAACCCCGACAAGACCGAACTTTTGGTGCCCGGACTGGAGAACACCACAGGCTCCGGCAACGACTTCAGCTTGAAGTTGCCGATCCGGCGCAAGGCGCATTACTGCGAGCTGGAAATCCTAACCAACGCGAACCGGCCGGAGATCCGCAATGTCTCCATTGAGGCCGCCATTCCCAGTCTCCCACAAACCGAAACACGTCACGCAGCTTAAAACATTATGGCAACTATCACTGTAACCAAAGGACACAACGCACCGGACGGATTTGTCACCGGAGAAATGGTCACGCCGGACACGCTTAACGCCGCGCAGACCCCGGTTGTGGCAATCAGCAACATCGTGGACGCCGACCTTTCAGCCAGCGCCGGGATCACCGCCGGCAAGCTGGCCAACACGCTGGACCTAACCGGTAAGGCCGTCACGCTGCCAAACACTAGCGTGACCACGGCCAGCATCGCTAATGCTGCGGTCACCGCGGCCAAGCTCAACGGCGCGCAGACTGGCTCGGCACCGATCTATGGTGCCCGGGCGTGGGTGAACATCAACGGAGCGTTGGCAAACAACTTGGACTTTACCTACACGACCTCAACTCTCGGCACTCTTGTCGTTGTGACAACAGCCTCGGCACACGGCCTTAGAGTGGGTCATGTGGTCTACCTTGAGTTTACAACCGGTGGAGCGCAGCGCCCAACAAGCAGGGCTTACACGCTGACTGCGGTGGGGCCGGAAAACACAAAGTTCAATGCCGTTGGCGATCTTAAAACTTCAGACACAACCGGCGCGGGAACACTTCGCAGAAGGACTGTGCGTGCCTCTGGCAATGTTGCCTGCGTGTCTCCGCTGAACGACACCGAGGCGAGCGCGGAATTTGCCGTCAACTTTGCGGTAGCACTTCCAGACGCGGACTATGCTATTGCCGGCCTTTCGGCCCGAAGCGGGTTCCAAGACACCATCGTCACGGCTAGGTCCGGCGACGTGAGGACAGCAGACGCCTGTGTGATCCGGGCAGCTAGTGGTGGCGGGTCGCAGCTCACGTCTTGCCCCTTGATCACGGCGATGTTCATCCGATGACCCCATGGGAAAAAGCAGCACAATGGCAACAGGATCACTGCCCGGACGAGCGACTCATCGAGGCCATCGCGGACTGCGTGGCCAACGGATTGGTCTACTCGTGCAGCGACCTGTTCCTGCTGGCCTGGGAGGCACATTGGAATGAAGCCGAAGGGCGCATCACGGCCGGAGACCCCAATGCGTGGGTCTGCAAGCTGGCTGCTGGCCACGATGTCATTCGGGCAGGCATGCGCGTTGCTCCGCACGCCCACAAGTATTTGGTCTGGCAGCGCAACAACGACGGCCGCTGGCGGGCACACCGCTGGGACAAACTGAGCAAACGATTTAACAATTAGGAGGACAACATTATGGGAATGGGAGGATCATCACCAACAGCACCAACACTTGACCTGGAGCAATCTGCAAGTCTGCTACGGCAACAGCTCGCCATCCAGCGGGAGCAGCTGCCAGCCATGTCGGTCGCGGCCGGCAACGCAGCACGCCAAGAGAGCCGGCGCAACATCAACTTCGGCCTCAAGCTCCTTGGCGACAAAGGTCTTCGCGCCAGCTACGAAGCGGCACTGCCCGATGAAATGCGCCGACGCAGCAGCCTCCTTGGTCAGCTTGACGCCGCGCAGTCAGCAGCCCCGGAGTACACGCGCTTTCAAGAGCAGCTCCAGGGCGCAGTCGGCGAGCGGGCTGGCATGCTTTCCGCGCAGGACACCCGGGACGCTACCCAGCAGGCGCGCTCGGCCATGGCCGCCCGGGGCATGGCGACAGGCAACGCTGGCATCGGTGCCGAGTTGCTTAACCGTGACCGGTTTGTCCAGCAGCGCAGGGCTCAAGACCTCGGCATCCTTGGGCAGTCCGCCCAACTCGCTGAGCAGGAGCGCATGCGGAAGATGGGGCTCGGGCAGGACGCCTACAACTTCAGCATGTCCACCAACCCAGCCCTCATGGCTATGGGCATTGGCTCGCCGTTTGCCAACCTGACGCCGCAGTCGATGCAGATGGTTGCGGGCTCGCAGGGGCTAAGCCCAATGTATACCGGAGGGCAGTTTAGCGGCCAAGGGATGAACATGATGGGCGCCGGCATGGGTGCGCTTAGCGGGGCGGCCATGGGGGCACTCGCAGGCGCTCCGGCCGGGGGCATAGGAGCAGTACCTGGCGCATTGCTAGGCAGCGTTGCCGGGGCCGCGGGCGGCTCATTTTCCTAACAATTAACCAACAAAGCAAAGGAGTACCATTATGACACCAGCACAATTCTGGCAGATCGAGCAGGGCAACCAGCAGAACCAGCGTGAGAACATGCAGCAAATGACCAGCAACGTATTTTCGTCGCTTACTGATCTCGCTGGCCACTACGCCCAAAAGGAAGGCATGAAGCGAGCGGGGAAGGCTTACAAACAAACGCTTCCGGTTTTCGCGTCGGCACTCGGCATAGGCGACGACCAGCTAAAGCAAATGTCCGGCATGGACGACATGGACCTGTATTACGCAATGGAAAGCATGCGTCCGATACTGCCATCGATGATCAACGCGCAGCTTGGACAGCAGCGTATCGGCGTGCAGCAGGCTGGGCAAATGATGAATTCCCCCGGCGCGCGTGCCAGTTTGGCCAACCAGCAGGATGTGGCGAGCGAGGGAGGAAGCAGCATTGGCGGCGCAACACGTCGCCGTATTCGCCAATAATATGCCCCCACGTCGAAACAACCAACTGCCCCCGCCAGTCGAGCCAGACCTCCCACCGCTTGAGCCAGGCGAGGAGCCAACGCCTGTAGGCGTAATTCCGGGCGAAGATCCTATGTTTGCTCAAGACCTCTACGGCAGCGATGTCCCGCAGGACGTTGTCAATGATGTCGCTCAAGGCACTGAGGTCCGCCGCGCGGAACCCAACCTAAAGCCGACCGGCGCGTTCATGAATATCGGATTTATCCAGCAGCTCAACAACGCGGCAACGGACGAGGAGTTCAATGCCATGTATGATGCGCTTGATCCGGCGCTGCAGCATGTCTACGACCGCAGCTACAACCAGCAGGTCAGCCCGAAATGGGCATCTGAAACAGCTCAGGAGTATTACCAGATGCAAGACCGGGCGCGCGTGGCAAACGAAAGCCCGCAGGCCAAGGCGCTTGATATAGCTCAGGCCGACAAGGCGCAAAAGACGGTGGAGATGTCCAACGATATTCTTACGCTGATGGATCGCTTGCGTGGATATAAAAAAGGCGAGAAGGGTTCTAAAAAAAAGACGCCAAAGTATTTGGGGCGCGTTGGAACTTTTGACAGTCTTATGCCGGCCGCAACTAGCGGAGATCGAGCCGGCTGGTATATTGACCACGACACCCTGGAATCCACGCTTGCATTAGCAGAAGCCCAGGCGAACCGAGGGCAGGGCAACTTTACAGAGACTGAGCGCGCGATGCTTCGCTCTGCTGCAACGGGTGGCCTTAGCTACCGCCGCGACGACGAGTCTTATTCTCAGATTTTTGAGGGCATGTACGACATGTTTAAGAAAAAGGCAGAGCAGCAAACGTCGCAGACAAACCCCGGCACAGCTGCGCCCGCCGCGGCGGCACAAACTAAAAAGGTCGGAAACCAAACTTGGGTCAGAACTCCTGACGGATGGCTGCCGCAACGATAACGCGCCCTCTCACTGACGAGGAGATGAACGCCCTCGAACAGCAAGCGCAGGCGTCGGAGTCATTCTGGAACACGGCGTCCGGTGTGCCGCGTCAAGAACCGCTTTCAGATGCGCAGCTCGGCGCCGCGGAGATGCGCGCTGGCACAGGCACGGCACTGCAGCAGACGCCGTTCGGCCGGGCAACTGATCCCGCGGCACCGCAGCTGCCGGAGCAGGAACAGCGCCCGCTGTCGGACTGGGAAATGGATGAGCTGGAGGACCAGACGGTGCGCGACCCGTCTTACATCCCGACGTTCGACGAATGGGATGCTTGGGACCAAAAACGGGCGTCGCGGTCTGGCGCGGTGAATGGCTTTTTCCAAGGCGCCGGGTCAATTGCCACCGCGCTGGGAGGCGTGGCCTGGAGCTTGGGCAAGTTGCCTGGCGATTTTGTTTTCCGGGGATTTGGCCCCGCTTATGATACGCTGGTTAATAGTTTAGCCGAGGGCGCGCGGCGCTCTGGCGTAGGGCTGGCTGAGATGATTAACTACGCGGGCGATGTCTACGCGGACAGTAGCAGCGACATCCGACGCGGCGCGGCCATTAATGACAAGTTACGCCAGCAACTCGCCGCGGAGAATAAATTCACCGGCGACGCGCAGCAGGATGAAGCGATCCTCCAGAAAGCGATCAACGAAGCGAGGGCAGCCGGGCTCTACAACAGGACGCCGGAGCAAACCGCCGCAGGCGAGCAAGAGGACCGCAAGACGGCTTACGACCGCTTTGTGCGCGACCGGGGGCTGGATCAAGAGTTTTTGGGCATTGGCAATTTCACGATGGGCAGCGATCCCATTGAGACTGGAAGCGTTTTCGGTCCCAAGATGGTAGGCGGCCAGCCGTCACAGATCACCGCGGAGTCGGTGACGAAGCGCGCTTACGGTATCGATGACTCCAAGGTAGACGAGGGCTTGGCGACATTCGGAATGCTCGCACTTGACCCGCTGGGCATTTTGCCTATGGGCGCTGGAGCGCTTTCCAAGATGCGCGCACTGCGCCGCATTTCCATTCTGGCCGACAAGCCGCTGGGTGGCGTGGCCAAAAGCGCAGGTTGGGCGGCGACCAAGGCTGAGAACCTGCAAGATCGGCTGGCCCGCGCTGGCCTGACAAGCGACCGCCTGGCCAAGACATCTTTCGGCGTGGCGGTCGGTTCAGGCGCACTAGGATTTTCACAAAACAATGACGTAGCCAAGGGCATCGCCCTGGCGGCGGCGGTGCTGCCGGCCATTCGCAAAAGTGGCGGCATCCTCCGCGGCGTGGAGTCCGCAGCGCAGTCTGGCCAGATGGTTGTAAAGGAGATGGGCGTGGGCGGCGTAGGCGTATTCCGCGCGGACTCGGCGGCTAAACTGGCCGATAACGCGGCTATCCCCGGGCGCTACCGCGAGGCGATGCGTGGATTCTTTTCGGGGCCGGAAAGCTCCCTCAAGCGGGCCTCGCAGAATGAAGGGATGTCGCTGCGGGCGCGCAAGACGATGGCGGCCCTGGACAAAACGGGCGTAACGCAGGGATTCCGGCTGGCTGATGACGCCGTGTCTGGTGGGCTGGCGGGCGCCGCGGTGGCCTCGCCCTTTGCTCTAATTGCGCCAGAGGACAAGCAGTCGCAGATTTTTGGCTCCATCGCCATGATGGGTGCCGCGGGTGGATTGATCGGTGGCCCCGTGTCGCGCAGCTCGCAGATGATCGACGCAGATGTTGCGCGCATGCTGGCCGACGTGGATGCGTCGGGCGGTGACGCGGCTTACTTCGCGCAACTTCCGCACGACAAATTGGCCAGACTAGCGGCGATGCAGGGCGCGGTGTCATCCAAAATTGATTGGGTTCCGCTGTCCGCGCGGGACTACGCGGCCAACCTCGCCATGCCGGCGGCCAGTCGCGAAACCACAAAGGGTCTTTTTGTGGATGCCTCGGACGGAAATCGACCGCGCGTATTCCTCGACATTGACCAGCTCGCCACGGGCGATGTGGCCGGCCACGAAATCGGGCACGCCATCCTCAAAAGCAATATTTTGGGCGGCGAGATTAAGAACAACATGCGCAACCAGGTCAACGTGCAGTATGGCCAAGACGGTGTGCAGGCCCGCGGACGTGAGTATTTGGGCAGCATCATGGCGCGAGAGGTCGAGGCTGGCGTGACCGGCATTAAGCCGGAGATTCTGACCGATGCCGAAATGCAAAGGGTAACCGGTGGTGCTTCGCCGGAAGATATCGTGCGCGCCCGCTGGGAAGATCCTCAAATGCGGCAGCGCATGATTGACGAGCGCATTGAGGACAAGAACCAGCGCGACCTTGCCGAGGGCAACATGGAGTGGGACTGGGCTCGGGACGAGATTGCCGCGGAGACGTTCTCCGGGTTGTCAGGAGGCATTGATTTCCGGCGCATGCGCCAAGGCGGCCCGCTCGCCGGCATGCTCGGCGCGGCCAGCGGACTCTTTGACATGATGGGTGCCAAGTTCCGCGGCAACGGACGGCTGGAAACACCGAACCGTCTTTTCGAGGAGAACCCACTGTTTGATACGCCGGAGATGCGCAGGGCGGTGAGGAATTACACTCAGCAATTTGAGCGCTATCTAGTCGGAATGGAGCGCGACGCGGCGCCGAAGCGGCGCGGCACGAAGGTGGCCCCGACTGGTAAGGCCAGCGAGGCGGCGCGCAGTCCGCATAACCGCGTTTATCAAAACGGATCGGTTGTGGAGAACGACATCTTTATTGTGGACGCCAATGGGAACCAGATCCCCAAATCGCAACAGCAAGTTGACACTCAAGAAAAATCGCGCGCGGCTACGCTCAAGTCGATCAACACGCGCACACGTCTGGTGCCGGTGCATAGTTCCGAGTGGGGCGCGCGCAAGGTCGGCAACCGCTTAGAAGTCGGCGGGCCCAACCTTCCGCTGCAGTTTGACAATTTTGTGCAAGTGCCGCAGTGGCTGAGGGCCAAAGCGCGCGAATTTGAGGCAGGCCGCCGCACCGGGCAAAGCTACCGCGTTTCGTACAATGCTGTCGGCACCGGCGCGAGCGGCAGCTACAAGGTGACCAACTATGGTAACGTCGAAGCCATCACTCGCGAGGTAGTGCCTTTCGGGTGGCAGCTTTCGGACAAGAACCACCTGCTGGCCAAGGTCATCGATCTTGATGCATTCCGCGCCGCGGCAATTCGCGCGGTGGACCGCGGTGAGCTGCCGGAGTTCAGCAACAGCGTCAAAGAAGTCGAGGCGGGCCTCAAGGTTCTGCTCAAAAATCACGAAGATGGACTGCCTGGCGAAACCAACCTCGGCACGCAGAAAAAGAACCTGCTCAACGGACTGCTCGGCACTGGCACGCCCACGCAGAAGGCCGCCAATCCGCTCTACGGCGATCTGAACCCCAAGGGCAGCATCCGCACATTCCGCTTCGACCGACTCAATTACGCCGACCAATTCGGCACCGGATACTTTCCGCACTACCACAAGATCAACACCAACGCCCTACCGCGCGAGGTGGGCGTGATGTCGCTAGACGAGTGGCGTCAATTCGACACTGACCGCAAGAGTGCCTACATGAACCAACAGGCCGCCCGCCGCGGCTACAGCAACGCAACCAACTGGCAGGGTGCTGACGCCTCGGGATTCCGCGCGGCCGATGCTGAGTATCGTCGCGAGTTCCCTGTGCCAAGCGAGAGACCGCCGGAGGGTGCGGGGCTGCCGCGGGACGCGCAGGCGACGGCGGACGTTCAGCTAGACCCGATTGAAGATTCGGCCCGAAAGATTCACGCGGTCTACGACAAATCGCTTTTGGCCAAAGACCGCGACTCTGCGCTCTATCCACAAAATCCAGTGCCAGGCAGCGTTGTTCTTCCACCTCGCTATGGATTGGTTGGCAATGCCCCGGGCATGCCACGAAATTTCACCGAGGTGCGCGAGTTGGTAAAGTTGCTTGCAGATCGCGTGGAAGACACCGGAAGGCGCGACGTTCCGTTTGCGCAAAAGAGCGCTCGCTTTTATTCCGACATGGCCAACGAGGCGGTTAGCTTGGCCGAGATTGTTGACCCGCAATCCACCGGCACCGCGCGCTTTAATCGCGCCGATGAAATGCTGCGGTATTTGGCCCTTGGCAGCCAGCGGACCAACGTACCAGTCAACAGCACCAAGTCGGCTGGCGCCGCGGCCAGCGTGGTCGGCGACTTCACGGCCGGCTACAAGATGGGATTCGGAGATGCGCAGCGCGCAACGCGCCAAGCGCAAGCCGATTTTAAGGAAGGCAAGCACTTCAACCTGGACACCAAGGGCGTGCAAGACAAGGTGCGCACGTTTTACATTAACGGGCTTTCGGAGCTGATTGAGGTGGCCCGCAAGGCCGGCGACACTGCGGCAGTTGAAATGCTGGAGGCGCGCGCGGCCAAGTCGCTGAAGCTCGTTGACCCTAACGCTCCAAAGCTAACGCCGGAACAGCTCAAAGAGACCGAGCGCATCTTGGCTGGCAAAGCGACCATCGACATGTGGGACATGGCAGCAAAGCGCGTGGCGGTGCCCGGGTTTATTTTAGATCCCAAAAAGCGCGTAGACCTCAAACAACCGTTTGAGTGGACGCAAAAAACAAAGGCGGCCAAAGACACTATCGGTTCACCGCGGTGGTCCAAGGTTACCAAGGAGCTTGGCATTAATTCTCCCGCGGAGCTTCGCTACCAGCAAGCTCGGTCGCTGGGCATTGAGGGCAACTTCGACTGGACCGCGGAGACATGGAAAACCCGAGTGGATAGCGGCGCGCCGTTCGCCGGCGGCGACTTCACGACCTACACCGGAAGCACCGACGCGGGGCTTTCGCCTGGTGGCGGCGGGCGCCTTTACGATGCGCAGCAAGCTATCGACGGTCTTTTGGCTGACGAACTAAATCGCCGCGGGCTGGCGCCTATGTTTGGCAAAGACAAGCTATTCGCCCGCAACGCGCAGGAGATTTTGTGGGCTATCGAAAAAAAGGACAATCCGATCCAAGCCAACAACGACCTGTCGCTATTCGGCGACAGCATTCAGCCGCTCAAGCAGGAACTTGAAGCAATCGCCGATAGGGGCGGTCAGCGGAATATCCGCGGGGCGCAGGTGCTCGACGCCATGGAGCGCGCCTACACGGCTATGGCGAAGCAAGAAATGCCGTTTGAGGTGGCGACCGTGGGCACTGGGCGGACGGCCGCAGCGATCAATAATGCTTTGGCCGCAATGAAGGCCGCCGGAGACCCTGACCCGCTGGCCCGCATGACGGCGCACTACGCCAACAACCTGGCCGACGAGTTGACTGGGTTGGCGACCGAGCACGGCATGAAGCTGCAGGTTGATTCAGTGAAGACCGATCTTGGCGGCTTTACGATGGACGACGGCAGCTACACCGAGACGCCGCAGATTACCGCGGTGATCCGCGGTAATACGGGCGACACAAACTATTTGATGCAGGTCGTCAATGAGGCGGTCGAGCAGCAGGGCGGCAACCTGTTCCGCCGGCCAAGCGTCAAGGAGCTGTATGATCCGGCGGTGGACAAACAGCCGGTCGTATCATTTGAAACCTCGCAAATGACGACGGCGCAGCGCACGGCGTTTGTTACTGACCTGGCAAAAATTCGCGACGACAAGGGCGACCGCATCTTCACTGGCTACACGCCTTCAGATGGTGGTGTTTTTATTGGAGGACAATTTTACAACGGCGACTTCGCAGTGGCTGTTGACGGCCACGATGCAGCGATTCGGTCAACGATGAAAAAGCACGGCGTGTCTGTGATGAGCGTGGAGGACATGGTTGTGCCATCCTATCGCTCGTCCGATCCAGTTGCTCCGAGTGCCTTTCGAGACGCCGTGCAAAAGCTGTTTTACGACAAGGCGGTCAGCGGCATTTCAGCGGACGCGCCGACATCGGTCCTTCAGCCGGCGAACGTCGCAGCAAATCTTCAATCCCGCCTACAGAAAAACGAAGCCATGTTTTCCGGGCGCGACAATCTGGATGCGTTGGCCAAGGCAATCAACGAATCTGGAAGCATGTCTGCGGACCAAGCTCTGGCGCGTGTTGGTCAGACCATGGAGATCCCGGGTGCTAAGAAAATGCAGGCCGCGTTTTCCGATTACGTCCGCGGCAATCGGAAAAAATACGATGCGTTGCCGGCGGCAGACAAGAAGTCCGTGTCCGAATACATTAAGCAGGCCCGCGAGGCCGCCAAAGCCATGCGAGACCAAGAAGCGGCGTTTTCCAGGGCCGCGAAAGAAGGTATCAGGAGCCGCCGCTCCGAGATTGCTGACCGCTATGACCCACAAAGGGCGCTCGACGAGATTGACGCGGCCAGCCTGCTGGGGTATTTAGGAAACTTGGAGACAGCGCCATGACGAAAGAACAACTTCTGAAAAAACAGGAAGATCACCAGCGTGTGCTTGACCGCATCAACGCTAAGTTTTCGCGCCCTGGCGCTTGGACCATCGGCAAGGAGCTGGGCGAGAATGGCGCGTTCGTTGCCTTGGGAATTCAAAAAGCCGGCATCTCCCCACGGCGCGACGCCAAGCCATCTTAGCTCCCCCGCCAAGCGCGGTGTAGGAGCCTCGGAGCCCGCTACGGCGGGCTTCGTCATGTTGCACCATCGGAATACAGAGGGGTACCCTAGCCAGACTCCGCGCCAGAGTGGCAATCCGACACAGTAAGTCGGGGCATTTTCAGTCCTCTGCTCTGCCAACTGAGCTACCTAGCCGAATCCCTCTTTTCTCTGTAGAACAGAGCAAATCTTGTGATTTAGTGCTATCTGATTGCACTTGGTTTGACCGATTTTCTGGCAGACTTTGCGCCAGAGTTTGCCAGACTGCTTGGCAGAGTTTTTTGCCCATGCTATTGGTTACGGCATGAACACGCACAAAATCACGGCGGCCGGTCTGACCGGAAAGCTCTACCAAGCCAACGACTCGCCGCGGTGGCAGCTGGAGTTCCGGCACCCCCACACTCAAAAGCGGCTGCGGCTTTCGACCGGCCTGCGCGACCTGGTCATGGCCAAGGAGAAGGCCAAGGGCATCCTGGTCGACGCCGGCCGCGAGGGTCTGGCGGCGCTGCAGGCGCACCAGCAGCGGGCGACGTGTAAGTCGATTGGTGAGGCGATTGACCATTATTTGAGGGTGAGCAAGATTGCTAGTCGGCAGAGTAATGTCAACCGCCTACTGCGTCTGCTCCGCGGCACGCTAGGAGGGACCAATGAGCAGGTGCGCGCCAAGCCATTGAGTGTGCTGACCCCGGCCTTGGTGGCCAAGTATCTAGCCGACTGGAAGGGCAGCATCTACACGCTGAGGGGCGTGCTGGTGTCGGCCCGCGCCGTGTTCTGTCACGCACTGGACTGGGAGGGCTTTCCGCTGCCGGAGTCCTTGGAGAAGTTCGCCAAGACAACCAAAGGGATGCGTGCCCCCTCGCCCACCTTTGAGCGGATCGCGCCGGCCATACTTGATGGCATGGACCGGGCGAGCAAGCAGCGGGCGCCGGCCATCCGGCGGGCGTTCCTCTTGACGCGGTACCTCGGCAT